CAGCTCGTATAACTTCTCCGGATTTGAATATCTTCATTTGAAACTCTCCACTTGAATTTTCAAAAATTCATATTCAAATCCGGAAAAAAGTAAACTAATTAAAGAAAATTTATTTAATAGCAATAAATATCACTGATTTACTAAATGAAGATGGAGGATATTGCATCAATCCATATACATTGTTCACATGTGACATTACTAATTCACCAGGACTAGCAATTTTAAATCATAATGGAACAATTATACGAACGAACTTTACCCAAAAATATAAATCTGGATCATTAGATAATTTACCATTTGATGTTCCAATATTTGTAGTAGACAAACAAAGTCATTTGTTACCATAATCAGGAGCATATAATAAAGCTTGTCATTTGTAATATTGTTTATTTGAAGAATGATATTTAATAGTAAATCCTGAATCATATATTATGTTACTTAAATCAACTAAACCGAATTGATTCAGCCCCTTGTTCCAGTTGTAATCCCTTAGCAATAGTTGCAACATCAGCTAATGAAGCAATACCGAGCTTTATCAGCATAGGCAATTGTACAGTCAGTTCTTCCAGTTCCGCCCTTGTTACATGGTATTACTGGACAATTACTTAAATCGGTTTTAATTGCCTTTGAGAAGTTTGAATTAATATCAGAAGCCTTTATAACTTCTCCGGATTTGAATATTTTCATTTGAAACTCTCCACTTGAATTTTCAAAAATTCATACAAAAAATCCGAAAAAAGTAAATATAACTCCGAAAATTTATATAATTATTCTCAAAAAAGGATCAATTATGGCATTTAATATAAACACCCTATCCCTCTCAAAAGGTGAAATAATAAAAAATGATAAGCTAAACTTCCTAATAGATTATGTAAGACAACTAAACTCTAAACTGACAACACTCAATAACTCAGTTAACTCACTAGATAGAAAAATAGAAACACTAAAACCAAAACCAGCAACAATCATAGACTTAGACGGAATGCTTCCATTCTATCTACCATCAGGCGGAAAATGAATGTACCATGTAATATATGTTATTGATAAAAAAGATTGCTGAATTTCACATCCAGAATACATCCCAGAAGGACGGATGAGCGTTAGTAATCGGATCAATATGCGAAGTTAAAAGTGGAGGCCAAAGAATATGAGATAACTTTCCATCAGATCAATATTCTAAAGTTATTATAGAAGGCTTTGCTTGAAAAATAGAATAAACAAAAATTCCCAATGATTTTGATTTTCATTGGGAATTTAATAAAAAAACTAAATCAATTTTACGACAACCTTATACAAATAGGATTTGCTGCAACTCTATAATAATTAACAGCATATCCGTGCTCGAGAAGTTTCAGGTAATTTTTGCAATTTACAATTCATATAAACCATCCCTGGTTCTATCCTAGTATTAGCCTTCAAAATTTGAGCATTAATACCATAAAGCTTAACAATAGAATAACTTAAATCACTAGATGAATCATTCTCTTCTGTATAATTATAAATTGAATAAATAACAAGTCATTCATTTCCATAATTAGGAGTTAAGTAATGTGTACCGGACATATGGATACTCATCATCATTAAATTTATTATTATAATAGCATACTCCTGGAGAAATAGCACCTAAAAGAACACTTGTACTCCCTACTATTTTTTCTGCTGTTTTAGCAACATTAGCAGTTTCAGCTAATGTTGCTTTATTCGCTAGTTTTGCAACCTCAGCAATATCAGCTACCTCTGCTTTATCTGCTATTCCAGCTTTATTAGCAAATAAAGAACTATCTGCTATTGTAGCTTTGTTTGCTAATTTAGCTATTTCAGCAATATCAGCTACCTCCGCTAATTTTGCCAAATCCGCAACATCAGCATTTTTAGCAGATGTTGCTGAACCAGATTTATCAGCATATGCAATTGTACAATCAGTTCTACCTGTTCCACCCTTGTTACAAGGTATTACTGGACAATTACTTAAATCGGTTTTTATACATTTTGAAAAATTTGAATTAATATCGGATGCTTTTATTAATTCTCCAATTTTGAATACCTTCATTTGAAACTCTCCACTTGAATTTTCAAAAATTCATATAAATTTTCAAAGAAAAGTAAACTAATCTATCCAAATTCCGGACAAAATAAAAGCATCCACAAAAGATGCCTAAACCCTATTTACACTTTCTACTAACAAACTTATTATAATTTCCCTGAATCCTAGCTATCCTCTCATTCCTCAAACACTCTCATGAACTAACTGGATACATCTCATCCCATGCATTCATCAATTGCCTCTGCTGATCACTCATCTCATACTTATCATACTCATCATCCATATATTTATACACCCTAGCTATAAATCCCCTCACACCCTCCGGAGGCTGAACCTTACCACCAACAACCCTAAAATCACACATTCCCAATCTTTCACCATATTCTCCCAACATCTGAAAATTATAATTAGACCTCATAGCATTTACAGAACCAATAGCTGGAACCAAATTATGCATGTCTGCCTGCATCAACCTATACTCATAACTTACCTTCTCAACACACTTTCTTCCTCTATATCTCCTACCTCGACCATCAACACACTCGCCATCTCCCTCCCTTCACGCAACAAAATTCCTCCCAAAATTCTCAGCAGGCACAACATGCTCCCACTCTATCCTCCTACTCCTCTTCTCATACTTATCACTCTCATACCCATTATAATCAATTATCACTCCCCTATCATCATACCCAGCACCACAATAAAACGTCCTCCTTACATCATCATACACAACCCTCATCAACCTCTTAGCCTCAACAAAATCATCAACCCTCTCATTACCAGCATAACCCATCTCATACAACAAACAAAAAGAAATAACAACAAAACTTACATAAAACCACCAAATAACTACTCGCATACCTTACCACTCCCATTAACAACTTCCATAACATTATATAACTTCTCTAATGTAACCTTCTTAACCTCATCTCCATATCTAACCTCAACAACTTCATCCCCCATAACACACTGCCCATTAGGAACATGCGCAAATTCATCACAATTCTTCGTAACAACACCATTCGTCACATACCTACCTAACCTAGTTCCAACTACATCATACACAACCTCCTCCCTACTAACCTCTATTCCTACAACCTCCTCATACCCATACAATGTCTTAATTCTCATTCCAACTTTCAATTCCCTTAACTCAATCTCCTTATCATACTCAATATATACAACATGCTCTGGAGTTCCCTTAATTCAATATCCATTATTAACAATAACCTTTATACATTCAAACTTCCCAATAATCTCTCTAACCCCAGAAAAATTCTGTCATCCATCCTCTCCATCTATCAACCACTCCTCATTACTATAAAACCTCTGCATTATCCCTCTCCATACACAAACTTCAAATTACCACAATCTCATATCCTAGTATACCCATTCATCATCATATTCTCATACTCAGTCTTACTCTCATCATATACTTCCAAAACTTCATTCAATTTATGCTTCTGATATTTCATCCTAGACTCTATATAATCAGTCCCATGCTTTCAATACCAATAATTAATATCAGTCTCTCCAACCAATTTTCAATTTCTATACCCATGTCCATCAAAATACCTTCTATCTACATAACTAACCAAATTCTTAGGTTTATACTCAGATACAAAATGTTTAACCAATCTATCAAATCCACCTATTACCTGAGTATTAATCAATGAACATGACCTTATTAATTCAATTTCATCTTTCTTAAATCTTGATTTACCAAAACTACAAATTTGAACCAACTCATCATTATAATACAAACCATATCTGTATTTAGCTGGTGTATATCCCTGAATATGATTCAAATATGTAAATTTTTCATATTCACCATTTGATATTTCTTTAATTTCACATTGTCTGGCATATATTTTTCTATTGTATATTCCTAATTTAGATAATATGATTGATTTGACAATTTTAGGTTTATTATCTCACTCATGTTCAAATATATGAATTAATTGAATTCCTTTCTCAGTACATAAATTGGTTTTATTTATATGATAATTTTTATCAGTACCAGCAATCTCTGAATGTCAGTATAATCCATCGAATTCAATTCCTATTTTATAGTCCGGAAGATATATATCTAATTCTAATGGATATATTTGTGTTCTATCAGATTGGATAACATTCTCAACACCTAATGATTTAATTCAATCATAAAGATCAATTTCTTTCTTTGATATTTGTTTTTTACATGAACATGAAACATATTGAATATTACTACCAGATGATTCAAATTCTGTATTACATAATAAGCATTTAAATCTATATGTATCAGAATTAATATATTCATCTTTAGATGATAAAAGTTCAATATTTTTATTCTTTAATTGTGTTAAAAATAATTCATAATGATTTCTTTTTAATGTTTTATATGACTTTTTCTTAATTTCAGGAACTTGACCTGTTCATTCATATCCATATCTTTCTAAATTAGTTTGTCTTGTTTTCTCTTTTACAATTTCACTTTGTGCAGCATGCTCATGACCATATCTCTCCAAACATGTTTTCTTAATTTTATTTCTAACTTCTTCACAACAATTAGGATTTTCATGACCAAATCTTTTTAAATTAGTTTCCTTAATCTTATCTCGAAATTCATCAGACTTTCATGGATTATCAACACCATACCTTTTAATACATGTCTGCTTTATTTTTTCTCTAATCTCCTCATTTTGAAGAGGATACTCAGCACCATACCTCTCTAAACAAACTTTTTTAATCTCCTCATGCACTTCATCAGACTTTCATGGATTATCAACACCGTACTTAAACATACTACTCTCTCAAGCACGCTGCCTAATATGCATAGCCTGATATGGATTCTCATGTCCATACCTCAACATATTAGTTATCTTTATCTTATCTCGAATTTCAGGAACCTTTAATGGATTATCAACACCATACTTAGCAATAAACGCACTTTTAATCTTTTCAGAATATTCCTCTGTCTTTGAATATGAACTAACACCATACCTTTTCATACACGTCTGCTTTATCTTATCCTGAACTTCAGACAATTGAGATTGATGTTCAACACCATACCTTTCCTTAAATGTTTTCTTATTACGTCTTCTTCATGTCTCTTTAATACACATCTTATCTAAACACGAATCATAATAACCTTTTTTATATGATGTAAACTTACGCAATTCCTTTCCACAAACAGAACATACAGGTATCTCAGTAATATCATTCATCAAACAATAAATCTTCTCAATTATTGTTCTTCCTGGAAACTTCTGAATCTCAACATATAAATCAGGATACTTGTCCTGTATCATCTTACCTTCTTTAGCTGTATATGCATTCCTCAATGAACCATCAACTTTAAACAAATTATTAGTAACAAACTCTTTTAACATATATAAACATCCTTTACAAATTAAATTATCATATTCTAAATAATTAAAAGATTTTTGTTAACTTTTTTAACTAATCCATCATAACTCTATAATCAAATGCAACATCCTCTTCAGCTAATGATTTGTCATACTCTATAAACTTCTCCCTAGCCTCAAACAAATCCTTCTTTATCTGGGAATGCTTCTTTTGCTTAGTTATATACCCGATAAATGCATTCGACATTATAGTCGTTATATACGCGAATGGATTATTGCTCTTATCTGGATTAAAATTACGTAAATACCTTAAAACTGTTCCGGACGGCCTCCCCGTTTCATATCTGAGAGTCAGGTGTATCCGTGAGAAGTTTGGTTTTTGGGCTAGGCCGGTCTGCGATTTTCATAATCATGAGGCCTAGTTCGTTTGACATTTTACCGGTAGCCGTATGAGGTTGCCGGTTTTCGTCTTTTTCGAATGTTTCTTTGTATTTTATGATTTCAGCTAGTAGGTCTTTGTTTTTTACGTAGTAGGTTTTCTTTTTTTCTTCCATATGATAGAATATTCCTTTTTTGTGTGAAAATATATTTATAAAGAATAACTAAAAAAATTTGAAAGGTAAATAATTTTTTGGAAAGGTTAACATGAGGGATGTGATTAGTTATAATAAGAAAAACACATAAAAATGGAGGAGTTTATGACTAGTTCTGAGTATGTGAATGAATGGCGTGAGAAGAATTATGAGCGTAGTCGTTTTCAAGCTCGAGTGGATAATACTAAGTATAGGATTAGGAATGAGTTGAAGAAAGCTAATTCTGATATGAATAAGGTTAGAAAGATGTTTATTCTTTTAGATTATCATGAGGAGATGCTTAAGTTATGGAAGGCTGAGCATTTGACGCATGCGCGATATAATCGATTAATGAGGAATAGGAAGAAGAAGTAATATATATTTTTGATTTGATTGAAAGCCTCCTAAATCGGAGGCTTTTTTGTTATTTTATTGCTATAGCAACACAACCGAGTGAATGCTCCTGGTCTTTCAGTACTACACTCGTTATATCTGAAACTATCAGAACCACTAGCTAATATTTTAGTTTCGCCCGCATTTAATATTCTGAAATTTAAAACACCAACATTTCTAATTAAAGTTAATATACGCATACCACTGTCCTCTCTAAGTCGAATTGAAAGATTATATGTTGATAGAAGTAGTCATTTACTACCATAGTTGGGTGCAGTAACTTCAGTTCTAAGTCATGAATGAGATGTTGCATAGATACCTGTAGGATATCAGTAACTTTTATATTGAAGTGTTGTTATATTTTCTAAATCAACTAGACCGGATTGAGGTTGAGCCTTCTTCTAGTTGAAGTCCTTTAGCAATTCCGGCTACATCAGCGTAAGCAATTGAACAGTCAGTTCTACCTGTACCGTCCTTTACTACATGGGATAACTGGACAATTGGATAAATCGGTTTTAATTACCTTAGCAAAATTAGCATTTATATCGGAAGCTTTGATTAATTCTCCGGATTTGAATACCTTCATTTGACTTTCTCCACTTGAATTTTTGAAAATTCATACTCAAATCCGGAAAAAAGTAAACTAATTTATCAATTTTAATATGATGAAATTTACTTAAATTTTATTTTATTTCTATACAAAATGAACTATAACCAGTTGGATGGTATCCACTTATCACAAGTGTATTACGATTAAATATATAAACATTAAAATCTTTAGTAATACCATAATGTGATATTGAATTTTCATCTCCGACCTCATGAAGGATGTGTTAATATATAATTAAATCACCAAAAACATAATCATTTATTTCCATAATTAGGTGTATATAATCCGATTATTTTTAACGATAAGACGTGTTGCTGAACTAACATTAATAATACCAATAGATTCAGACCCTTCTTCTAATTGTAATCCCTTAGCAATCGTTGCAACCTCAGCTAATGTAGCTTTATTCGCTAACTTTGCAACATCAGCAATCTCAGCAATCTCAGCACTTTTAGCGGAGGTAGCTGAACCAGCTTTATCAGCATATGCAATTGAACAATCAGTTCTACCTGTTCCACCTTTATTACATGGAATAATTGGACAATTACTTAAATCGGTTTTGATGCATTTAGAAAAATTTGAATTAATATCAGAAGCTTTAATCAATTCTCCGGATTTGAATATCTTCATTTACTTTTCTCCACTTGAATTTTCAAAAATTCATATAAATTTTCAAAGAAAAGTAAACTAAAATTTAAATATAATTATCAATTTTTCATTTAATCAATAAATTCTTTATTTGTTGATATGATGTACATTTTCTTTTTTTTCTTCTATTATCCTGCTGTATCTTATTTGATTTACTTATAAATGTTCCATAATAATATAAATCTAGAAAATCTTTATTATTAAAAACAAGTTCAACTCTATTGTCATCTAATGTATATCCATATCAAGTTATCTCTGTATTAGGAATAGATTCTAAAACATTATAAACATCAGCATAATTTATCTGATAATATAAATCATAACTAAAATATAATAAACTCCCTTTATTTCATATTCAAATCAGGAATTAATAGATTTACTTGTATGTTCATTTATTACTCTTTCTTTAATATTGTCTAAATCACTCATTTCCTAGATTTATATAATTAAACATATTTGTAATTTCTATGAAATTAATCTCTAAATATTTTTTCTAAAAAATATATATCTAAATAAAATTGATTTCATTATTGTAAAAATTGTTATAAGTTTAATATACATTTTATTAGTTACTAAATTTATAAATCTGTTATGCTGAATATATAAAAAATTAAAAATTTTATTTTATATATTTCGTAAAGTTCTGCCTCATATAATTCACTTTCATATAAATAAATTTGAAAGTGAATTATATGAGGCAGAACCTTTATAAGGAGAATATAATGAAAATATTCAAAATTGGAGAGTTAATAAAAGCATCTGATATTAATGCTAATTTTAGTAAATGTATAAAGACTGATTTATCAAATCATCCAGTATTACCATGTAATAAAGGGCGGCACAGATAGAACTGATTGTTCAATTGCATATGCTGATAAAGCTGGTTCAGCAACATCTGCTAAAACTGCTGATATTGCTGAGGTTGCAAAGTTAGCGAATAAAGCTACATTAGCAGAAACTGCTGATAAATTATCTGATTTTAAAAACATATCATTGACAGGACATGTAACTGGTAATGCTAATTTTGATGGTAGTTCAAATATAAACATACAATGTACACTTCCAGAAGAAATAGGAGTAATAAAGAAAATATTAACAGAAATAAATGATATCAAAAATACAATAAAAAATACAGGTACCCGGTATAGATTTCAGTAAATTTGCAATATTACATACCGGTAATGATGGTATGCATAGTTATACAAATATAGGTGGATTTAGAATAGAACCAACGGGTTCCTATGTAGGTTGAAAAGCATATCTTCCTAGTGGTGGAACATGATTAACAATAACTAATTGAATAGGATTTAATGATAATGTTGCGGGTCGGATCATTACTAATGCATGGATGAAGTGCTAATATTCTAATTGTAGCTCTTCGTCGAAGTTAACTTTCTTAGATATATTTACTTTTTTCTTGGTTTGAGTATGAATTTTTGAAAATTCAAGTGGAGAGTTTCAAATGAAGATATTCAAATCCGGAGAATTAATCAAAGCTTCCGATATTAATTCAAATTTTAGTAAATGTATAAAAACCGATTTAAGTAATTGTCCTGTTATCCCATGTAACAAGGGTGGAACTGGAAGAACTGACTGTTCAATTGCTTATGCTGATAAGTCGGGATCAGCAACATCTGCTAAAAGTGCTGATATTGCGGATTTAGCTAAATTAGCGGAGGTAGCTGACATTGCTGAGGTTGCAACGTTGGCGAATAAAGCTACATTAGCAGATAAAGCTACATTAGCTGAAACTGCTGAGATTGCAAAACTAGCAGATAAAGCAACATTAGCTGAGGTTGCAACGATTGCTAAGGGATTACAATTAGAAGAAGGTTCAACTACAATTCGGTCTAATTGACCTGGATAATATCGTTAAGTTAACATCAACAATTTCATATGGAACTGGTATTTGTGATAATACATTTTTTGATGTAAAATTTAAATCGCCCAACTATGGTAATAAATGATTATGTTTATGATGTTTTGATTATTCTTATACTCAACCAAATATTGATACTGGTTATTGGGAGTATTTAACATATGTATGAGCAAACGCAACAAAATTACAATTTAAAATCTGTAATCCCGATGAAGTAATAGTGTCTATATATAGACATGGTGATAGAAATTCTTGTTATAATTTTGATGATGACAGTTTTGATTCTGTAAAATCTAATGGTATTGGCGTTGCAATAGCAATAAAATAATTTTATAAAATATATTTACTTTTTACTAAATCTTTATATGAATTTCAAAAATTCAAGTGGAAAAATATATGAAAATATTCAAAGTTGGAGATATTATCAAAGTAGCAGATTTAAATCAAAATTTTGCAAAAGCTATTAAAACTGATTTATCAAATTGTCCTGTTATCCCATGTGATAAAGGTCGGTACAGGAAGAACCGACTGCACTATAGCATATGCTGACGAATCCGGATTTGCAAATCAAGCAGAAAAATCAATATATTCAAATAATGCAACAAGAGCAGAATTAGCAGAAAAATCTCTAGCATCCGATTTCGCAACATTAGCAGAAACAGCAAACATAGCTATTGCTGCAAGATATTCTTAACCCAATCTTTCATAGCTCTGCTTCTATTATAAATAAATTCATACTATATGAATTACATGAGGCAGAACTATGAAAGTATTAAGTAATCTAAAGTGGACTAGTAATAATTAGTTGCGCAATATCAAGTGGATGTAACTATATTCAATATTTAGTTAATGATTCACCTGTAGCTCAATTATATTCAAGTAGTTCAGCAACAAGCTCTTTCCCTATTTTCGTAACTAAAGATGATAAAGTAAAAGCGAGAATTAATAAAAGTTATACTAAGATATAGAAAAAAGCTGGCTAAATTTAGCCAGCTTTCATTTAATACCCTTTCAATCTACATATTTCATACTCAGTCAAATATGTAAATCTTATTTTATATCCCATTAATTTCAATTTAGCTTCAATATTATTAACAGATAAAGGCTTATTTGATATTATTCTGCTTATACTTAAACGATGTTTTTCTGAAATTTTTATAAGATTTAATATTTGTTCAGAATAATTATTTCTTATATTTCCTTCTATTATATCATAATATTGTTTAGCTGTTAGAGAAACAATATTATCTTCAACTATGTATTGAAAGTTCCCTGGTGAAGCTACTATATGAAAAATAAATATATTGACATATTTCATGTTATTTTTCGCAAATATTTACCGTACCTTCAAGAATGCCAATATTAGAATCTTCTTGAAACTCATAACATTCAGGCTTTTCATTAGCATATCTATTTCTAGTTAAAATCCATAAATCATTATCCTTAAATGTTATCATAATTAACTTTTTTCCTTGTTCTAATTCAATATTAGATGTTCCTCCAAACTTTCGAGCCATCATATTACATCCACATAATGAAAAACTAAATAAACAAATCATACAAATAACTAATAATTTTTTCATATTATCCCCTTATACTTAATTTATAATTCATCTTATATTTAGATTTAATATATTAAATCTCATAACTTGTTAAAATATTAGGTTCTAAAACACAAAAATCAAAAAAGAAAGTATAATCTCTTTTTATCTTATATAACTTATCAATAGCTTCTTTTGCACTTTCTCTTGTCGTAAATACTCCAAATATTTCAAACCTTCCATGAGAATCATAACCATAAATAACATAAACACAATCATCCATATAATATCCTAAATTATAAAATTAGACCAAAAATTTTCCTTTCTAATTTTAGTCATAATAAATTCTAAATCATGTTTCCTATATGTTAATTGATTTCTGCTACTTTTAACTAAATCATTTCTATTTAATGTTATTCTAACGGAAAATGTTGGATATTTCTTTTCATTACTGTTAAATCCTATTGGATTTCCTGTATCTGTACTTAATATATTATCCGGAACTATCAACTCATTTGTATCTACTTCATTCTGCAATATCTCATTTATTCTCTTAACATCAGATTCATTCTTAACACTAAATAAAACTTTTATATTAATATCTTTCTTTTCGCTCAAATAATTACTTATTTCAACAATATTATATGAATTAGATATCGTAACAGAATCTTTGTTATTACATGAGTTAACACTTACAGAATAAAAACTATTATATGGCTCTGGCTTAATATTCATATGCTGAATAATATCCAAAGGTTTTGCTTTACATCTAATACATTCCTCAACAATACATTGCATTATATCAAATGTAAAACCATCATCTAAATAATCACATAACAACTTTACTTGATTAATAGACTCTTCATCATTTAATAACTCACCACAATATTCCTCAACAACAGATTCATCCAGTCCCTTATATGAAAAATGATACCATACTCTACCAGGTCTATTTAATAAAAGCTCATTTATATGTTTTGTATCATTACATGTAAACAGAAATAACTTATTACTATTCATTACTCCATCAAGTAATGTTAATAAACCTTCCTGAGAATCATGTGTTGACATTCTTGAATTTTCATATTCAGATTCTGAACCTGATGATTTATATAACTTTTCAAATTCCTCAAAAATTATAACCGCAGGATCAGATATATCTTTCAAATATAACGATAACAATGAAGTGTTATATGTGTTACTTATTATTATCGTTGGAATTTCATATTTAACTCTCAATTCATTAGCAATTGACTTAGCCTGTAATGTCTTTCCTGATCCTTTCAATCCGGAAAGTAAAACACCAGTATTGATATTTTTAGATAATCTATCTAAATATGTATTAATCACCATTTTTGTTTTCTTATCTATGTCACCATACATCCTAGAAATAGGAGTAAAATTATCACCCTTTTCTAAATAAAATCCTGTATAACTTAATGTCTGTTCATACTTAACAAAATAAGTATGAGGAGCTAAACTCCTTTCAAGATTAATAGCTCCATCAGCAATAACTTCTACTCTATTTCCCTTTATAAAATATTGTGACATATCAAACATCCTATGAAAGTACTAAATGATTATTTTCTTCTGTAATATTATAAATATTACCTGTTCCTTCATATGTTCCACCAGCATCCTGATATTGAATATGAACTTCTAAATCATCAGAATATTTAGACAATTCCTCTCTTAATATCTTCACTGTAAACTTCTTTTTATATTCATGATTAATAAAATCTAATTGCATTGGCTTAATTTCACAATTTTTAAAATGCTTAAGCATCTTATTAGCCATATATTCATATTTGAATATACCAATAATATCCTTTGTTGTCCTATCTGTAATAACATAAACCGTTTTTAATTCATTACATCCCTTAATATATTGGGCAAAATTATCTGCTCCAATAATCTTTTCAAAGGGATTCTCAACATCAGATAAATCTTCTGAATGTGACATAAAATTATCAACATTCCTTTGTTCTACTGAATGTGAATCATCATGTGCTGGTCTTAACAAAGTATCTGTCTGCTCCTGCGTAAGAAACGGAGCATTTGAATTTATCTTATTCATCATATTTCTTAACTTATCTCCACTAACAAACCCTGGAGATACATCTTTAGACATATTTTTCATACTTTTCATCAACATATATTAATCCTCCAGTACTTCATATTTAATACATGATAAATCTAAAAGCTTCATAACTTCACTCATTGCATAATGGTCAATATTAAACATCATAACCGTATTACCATTATTATATGCTTCTTCATATTCTTGTTTACTTTTCTTTTTATTTTCTAATCTAATTTTATAAATTTTATGTGCTTTTCCCTCGGAATCATCAACACGCTTCTCTAAATCATCAATTTCATAATTAAGATAATCAATTACCTGATTATAATCATCGAGACGTTCTTTCTTTGTTAAAGTTGACTTTTCCAAACAAATAATAAATGAACTACTGGAACTGTTACTTACAAATCCATTTCGAACTTTCATGTCTAATTACCCCTTGTTAACAAATCTTTATGTGGTAACTTATAATCATTAAACAACTTAATAAGTTCATCACTTTCTTTAAATATAATATCACACACCTCAATCATATTCGTATTAATACATTCAAAATCGTGCTTTTCCTTATAATCTTCAATTCGTTTCTTGATTATCTCATAATCAGTATCATTAACACAAATATCATCAATATGCTCTAAATCAAAATAGAACTTTCTTCCTAAAATAGATATCAATTGCTCTGCTTCATATCTAACATGTTCTATTCCATCTTGCATATTCGTTTTCTTAATTATCTTATAGACATTATATCTTTTAAATGACTTCCTGACATATATCAAAAATATTATCATGAATATTAATATGCAAAAAATAATGTTAAAACCATGTGCCATAGCACATGCTGATAAAACAAGCAATATACTAATCGACACATACAATATAAAAAATATCAAGTTGCCTATCATTGACGACATAAAATATACTAAAATTATGATGCAAAACACAATAAAAGCTAACTTAAATATCATCATTATATCACCTTTTATATAAAAATATCCTTTCTGGGTAAATCATAATTGTCTAAAAGATCTTTTAACATATAACTATCTTTAACTATTACTTTATAAAGTTCATCTGTATTTTTAAGATCTTCAAAACAATTAGCCTCCTTATATTTCATCAATTCATTTTCAATTAATTCTTTATCAGTATAATTTAATTTAGCAAAATGTTTCCCTTCCGCTAAATAAGCAATATCACAAAATTTCTTTATTCCGAATATTGATGTCAATTGTTCAGGAACATATATGATATCATCTCGCTTAACAATTCTATATACATTATACTTTTTATATGTAAGAAATGCACACATAAAGAATAAGAATATAATCATTATAAAATGTATCATATATGCTCCATTTCGTTAAACATGTTCGATATACCTATACGATATACCTATATGATATTTCTTCTTTACTATTTCTTCTTTTTTCTATCATAGAATAATTGTTAATACACTCTATAGCATCTTCTTCTGTTTCATATTCAGGTGCTATAATAAAATTCACCCTATAATCAAAATAAAACAGAGATACATAACACTTAATGAACATTATTCTTACTAATTGTTGAGGAATATATGATACTTTATCATGTTTAGTAACTATTTTTATTCTATATCTGTTATAATGTTTCATTCCAGAAAAAAGAAAAAATATAAATATCAGAAAAACTGATATATATGGAAAATACCAAACCTGAAATTCATAATTAGTTACAAATATAAGACCAAAAGATAAGAAAGCATATCTGATAAGATCATACATATTGATACCAATCATGTTATAAATTTCCTCATTAATAAATATCAAACACATTAGGATTTTTACCATTAATATCATATTTACAAAGAATTTCAAATAACTCCTCAGGTGCTGAATATGATTCTATTAGAATAAAATTACCCTCAGTCCTAAATGTTTCTCCGGATTCACCCCAACAATCATATTCATCAGCAAATTTATTCCTAATCAACATAAGTTCATTCACAAATTCATCGCGCTGCTTCTGACTCTCAAATGCACTATTATGCACAATAAATGAACTACTGGAACTATTACTAACAAATCCTTCTCGAATCTTCATATCTTATTCTCCATTTTTATAAATAAAATTTCAAGTACAGAATCACCTCAGAGCACTTATTTCCTTTTCCACATAGAGATATCAATAACGATTACTTTCATGCATCTGGATGTCACCAGAGCATCTATTTTCTTTCCCATAATTTTACTAATTCTGTTTCACGAGGGCATGTATGTTTGAGAAACACATCAAATACTTTGATGACATTGAACTCATCTTGTTCTTTGTGTCTCAAGTCATCTGTATATAGATTAAAAGGAATTGAGTTACCATATTTGATGAGGTTAATTTCATCATTTATTTCTATTAGATAGAGGTCACCACATTTCAATTTAACCCACATACCATGAATTATATCTTTCTTTGAAAAAATCTTAGATGATTCATCATAAATTAGAGAATCTCTATAAGAATTCCAGTATTCTAAATTGAAAATGTAACCTTTATATTTGGGATTTTCATGAATTCTAACAATGTCATAAATCTTATCAGTTTTATGTTTCAAATCGATGTAATCACTTAACATGATATTATTATGATTACTAATTAATCTATCACTTAAAACATAATAAACCTGTTCATTTCTGAGAATGACATGCATTCCAGGTTTTAGCATATAATACTCCTTAATTATTAGGTAACAGGATATGAATATGATGAAAAGGGAGGTATTGTTTTGTACCTCCCTTTATTTTTATTTGTGATTTACTTCGTGATGATTTCAAGACCTGCGTAATATTCAGGATTAATCTTCTGCATGATTTCGATTTGCTTCACAGCAGTTTCACGCTTCTTGTAGACATGAACACGAGACATCTTTTCAGGATTAAGTTCAGAGTCAACGATTGTCTGGCATACGTTTCCATGACGCTTAATGGAGCAGTACTTCAGGGCACGAACATTACCGCTAGGAGTAGTCCAACCAACCATGAATTCACCCTTCGTGACGATCGTCTTGTTCTTCTTGTTGGGATTTGCAGGACGACCACGATGCTTCTTTGCTTCAACAACAGGATGAGCAGCAATATACGCTTCAACCTTCTTTACCAGCTGAGCAGTGGACATCTTCTTCGCCTTGGAAAGTTCAATGTTCATGGTCTTGGTGGCAAATTCGATGGCTTCGATGCGTTCCATTTTGTTTCTCCTATATTTGTTGTTGTATAGATATATTATAACCTGTTTTGAAAATTTGTTAACCTTGAAATATGAACTTTTAGAAAATTTCCTTAAATGTTGTCGAAATCTTTATCTTTTTTGAGTTTTTTAAGGAGATAATTGCAGATGCGGCGATTGTAGCGGGACTTCATAGTTTTGCTGTCCTTCTTGCATCCACAGAAAAGTTCACGCTTTTTGATGTAGGGAATCATAAAAATCTCCTTCAATTTGTTTGTATAGATATATTATAACCTGCTTTGGAAATTTGTTAACCTTGAAATATGAACTTTTTAATGATAATATGTTATAAAAGCATATTCACTCTCGTTGCTAGCCTTAATCTTCTTTATAGCAGCAAGCATTGACTTCTTTGAAATCAAAGCATTTAAGGACAACAATTTGTCCTTAAGACCTTTAAGCCAATTTTCAGTTTCTTCAATAGAAAACTGTTCACATTCATTATCATAGATATCATTTTCAACAGGCTTGTCACTTCCGGGAAGAAACCAATAAAGCTTTGTCTTTTTACCTACAGGAAAACGAGTATTTATACCAAGCTTACCCATATCAAAAACACAAACAGTAGAAGCATATTTCTTTTCAGGCATCAAAAGACCATTTATGTTATGAACTTCAACAAGTACAAATTGAATTTCGACACCCATTTTGTTTCTCCTATATTTGTTGTTGTATAGATATATTATAACTTGCTTTGAAAATTTGTTAACCTTGAAATATGAAAAAACCGGCAATTTTGCCGGTTTTTTGAAAAAATACTTTTCGGAAAATCAATTTAGTCTAAGTCATAGTGCTCATATATGTCTTCAGTTACAGCAACTGCAACATCAAGACATGTTTTAGTTAATCTAGCAATATGAATTGCTTTGTCTATTTTTACTTGATATTCAATATTGAAAAAATTGCTATATTCTAAATCACTATCAAGGACCTCATTTATTGCATTAAGAATTTTTTCAAATATTTCATTTGTTCTTGTCATATTTGAACAAAGAACATCCTCAACAATTTCTTTGAATTCATTCAAATCATTTATCAATTCATCTCTTGTATCGACGATTGATACAAATTTTTCAAGTGTCATACATCTAAATAAACCATATTCTAATGATTGCTCTCCATAAGTGTTCTTAATGTCATCCAGTACAGCTTGAATGTTTTCAACAATCATTATTTTCTCCTTTTTAGTTAAAGACATCCTCCACAACAACCTAACTCAATATTTTCATTTATCAATTTTTCTATAAGATTTATTTCCTCATAACTAAAATTAAAACTGTTAAGTTCAACATCATCACTACATAAATATCATTGACCTTTCTCTATATGTGGTTCTCATTTATCATCAAAATAAGAACGTCCATTTGTTTCCAAAACATCAATAAAGTCTACAATATCATTTTCAACTTTTAATGTAAGCTTTCCTTTACATAAATTAGGATATTTACCATCATATGATATAAATTGAATGTTTCTCATCATATTTCTCCTATTTAATTATCCTCATTTTATTTATTATGATTTTAAATAGGAGAAATATTCATTAAATTTCTATATCACCTTTATCATTAATTTTGGCATTATAAACATGACCTATAATTTGTCCATTTAAGGTATTATTACATGCTATAAATTTGATATTTTGTCCTATATTAGCAGTTTTATAATTATCGACATCTTGTTGTCTAAAAAGTAATCCCCAAAAACTTTCATCATCACAACGAATTCTAACTAAAAATGATAAACACTGTTCATTGTTTTCTGAATATTTGTTTTCATAAAGATTATCATATTCATCAGGAGTCAAAACGTAATATTCGGGATAATCATTTTCTTCACTAATTACAATATTGAATTCTTGTCTTTCTTTTTTAATATCATTTAAATATAACATTCTGTCTTCTTCATCTGTAATCCAATATTCATCATTTGTTAAGAATCTGGAAAACTCAACTTCCATAGCTGTTTCAGATTGTAAATGTTCTTCCACACGACATCCAAGAAACTCATTAATATTATATAATGAAATTGGACATCCTACTTCTTTGCCCTTTTCGATGTGAAGCTCTTTGAGACGCTCATCCGTCATTTGAATCTTCTCAATAGCCAAAATAATATTTCCCCAATTTATATAAATCTTACGTCCTATCGTGCTCATTATCATCTCCCTACCAAATAAATCCAGTAACTATACCAATAGGAGCAATAAAAATACCTATGACTGATATAGCAAATCTAAGGTTGATATCACCAATTGTTGTTACTTGAGAAAAATCTGGACAATATTGGAATATATTTTGGAAGTTAAAAATATAGCCGGTTAAACAGAGTAGAATAAGAATAATTGTAAAAGTGTTTATTCGTTTGAATGTTAGTGGTAATAGGACAAAACTAAACAGCATAAATTGAGTCATCTTATTAAAAGTAGGCATATTATTTCTCAGTGTATGTTAGATGAGAGGATTTATGTACATGGATTTTACTTTCATTTCAGTTTCTATGTCCTCAATTGTTATAAAATCCGAGATTTCGTTTTTGGAATAAACAGATTCCATGATTTCACCCTTAGCATTAGATGTGAAAACATGATATTTATTATTTTTAATTTTGAGACATTCAGCATAAATTTTATTGTTTTCATTATCAATTAAAATTGCATCAGAATAATCACAATTTGCATAGGCGTTGGAACTAAGAATCAAGAGGGAAGCAGTCAAAAGAATCTTGCGAATCATGATTAACCTCTTTAGTTTTTGTTATATATATATTCACTAATAAGACTTTTGAAAGTGTTCAGTTATCATTTCTTAATTCCTCCTTAATATTTGTCTTGGTAGATATTTCCAAAATATTTGTAATTGTTTTGAATCAAATGGTCAAGAAAAGACATTATCCAAATTGTTCTTAAACATTTACGGATTTGTGTAACATTTTCTCTTATATCAGCCAACATGTATTTTCTAATCCATAAGGCAAGCATTTTCTGTCTTTCTTTATCCTGTAATATAACTCTACCACTTATTTGATTAGCAAAGTACATTGCACATATAAATGCTTTGCTTACTGCAAACTCCTGATGTGAAGTGTTTAATATCATGCACATTTTTTCAAAATAATTAAAACAAGCCTCTGCTAATGCAACATTCTTTCTGACTTCAGGAAGTTTTATCTCGTCTTTATAAGAGTAAAAAAATATTTGTTCTTCAGATATTAAATCAACTATACCACTTTTCTTCTTATTATTATTTAGTTTTTCTACTATTTTTATGTTTGAACCAACTTCAGGTTGTATTCCTATTTCTTTCAGAAAAGCTAAACTTGGATGGTAATTCCAATCTGTGTCATCAAATATTCGACACATTTCACTGTAGTTTTTTACATCTTCATAATAATACTGATACATATGATGTTTAAGACCCTCTACTGCTTCTTCATCATAGTGTTTTAATATAACATTTGTTTCAGAATAAAAATATTCATACAACTTGGCTTGCATCTCACAATATTTTACATTAGATGAAACATTAGTACATAAAAGATTGGAAAAATCTAATTTCTTTATGTTATTAGTATTGACATTTATGAAAACACTGTCGTATGCTTTTTCCATTAATTGTTTTAACTTATTGTTATTGATGCTTTCCATATGGTATTCTCCTATATTTGTTGTTGTATAGATATATTATAACCTGTTTTGGAAATTTGTTAACCTCAAAACTATGAAAAAATTACATTTTCGTTTTATATGAATTCAGTATATTATCGGTGCCCAACTTAAACAGAGCTAATGCTATCACAACTAAAAATACCAATGAAAGAACTTTAATAAATCCCCAGAAAAATGTAATAAGAAACCATATTCCAATAAGAATGAAAATAAGTTTCATTTAATTATCTCCAAGATATTTTTTGATAAATTTTGTTTGATTTCTTAGGACCTTTAGTGTCTCATTTACACAATCAAAGTTTGAACCATTAAAATATGATATTAAGATGTCATGTTCTGTTTTTCCGAAACCATATATTTTGTTTATATGAAGAAATGGTTGATTTTTGCTAAATTGAACTTTATCATCTAAAATAATATATTTCTTTATTTCATTTTTATGTCTTGAAACTCATTCCTCTATTTCTGCACCTCGCTTAACGTTGGGAATATTTTTAATTTGATAATCATCATGAAAATATTGTTTTATTTCTTCAAATCTTTCTGCACCTAATATAGATGTAAAATTAAGAAAGTTATCAATATTTTCATTAGAGTTTCTTCATGATGAAGATATAACAATTTTTATATTGTCGATATGTTTTATTGTATATTTAAATCACTCAAAATTACATGTATCTAAATGAGAGTTTTGAATTCCAAAAATCAAAGTGTTTTCATTGTTCAAAACTCCATCTATATCTAAAAAGATTATATTTCACATACATATTTCCTTCGGTACATATTAAATATTAATTGATTTGCAATATCTTTATTATATTTTATTTGATTATCATTGTTAATCTTTTTATCTTTAAGAATCAATGAAACTTGATTTATTTTATCATTTATATATTGTAAAGCTTCTTCTTTTTTGATTTCCCCATATTTTACTTGTTTGATTTTATTTGCTGATTTTAATGGAAAATGAACAAATTCGGTTGTGAGTAATTCTTCCATTTCAAAAATTGTTCTTAAAGCATGAGATACAGCTTTAAAATCAAATCCATTACATTCCTTTGCTTTTTGTGCTCTATGACCATATTTTTTATATAAATTGTTAATTCTATCCTTAAATTCAAAAACAAAGATATTTAAGTCATGTTTTTTACCCAATATAGTAATATGTTTAGAATCTATATGACAATACTCATTATCTAAAAAATGTTTCAGTTCATTAAAAATGTCATTAATTCTTTGTTCATATAAAGTTTCATTGAGATTATTTAGATAATTATTGATATCTTCAAGAATTTTAAGACGTTCTCCTTTAATTGAATATGTGTTCATTTGTGCTAATGCATATCTTATATATGCTTCAGCTTCTGTTGCTGTAAAATAGTTTTTATAGTTTGATTTTATTTCTGTTTCAAAATTTTCATCTATATAAAGTTGAGTATCTTTTCTGAAGATTGAAAATAAAATATCTAGTGCTCCTGTTTCTCCCTTTTTGACATTATTCATCCAATATTGAAGAGAATAAAATTCAATATCAATATCTTCATTAGAATTCTTTGAATTATTTGTTCCTGTAGATATAGAAAATGAATTTTGAAAATTGCATATAAGTACATCTTTTAGTTTAGGTAAAAAGATAACTTTGTAGTCTGTATCTGATGATTCTGAATTGGTTCCGTATAATTTTGAGCCATATTCGGTTATATATAAAATATCAACATTTTTTTCATGTGCAATTTCAGTAATTTTTTCTTTCATGATACTTTCCTTTTATATATTATAAACAGGTTTAGGTTTTTGTTAACTTCATAAAATAAAAAACTCCTCGAAAATTTTCGAGGAGTTCATATTCTACAAAAAGTTAATTTGTTATTTATGATATTAAGAAATCAATATAATGTTAATTTTTAGACTGACGACCTCGGCATTCCGCCTTATAACTAACGACTAGCGATAAATTATAATCCATAACAGAAATTTATTTAAGACAAACGAAATAATAAGTAATTTTTATAAACCTCTGAAGGATACTATAGTCTTTAATAATGTAAATTAGTTTAATATCAATAAGTATAACTCCTTAACTTTAGTAGAATATAATTTTTATTTACTACTGATAAATTCATCAAATGTCATTATATCAATAGTAGTTGTTTGATTTTTTAGCGCAATATCGTCATTGACTTTTACAAGTTTCTTCCTGTAATCCTTTATTGCATTTTCAAGAAACTCAATGTTTTCATCAATAAATGTTAGAATATCTAGTTCATATGACTTATTTGTTTCTGTGAATGCTGATTTATAATAATCAACACTTTTGAAATTCCTTGTAAATGAATCTGTATTATATAAATTCATTTTAATTTCATTTAGAATTGTTTCATAATAGGTAATTCGCCTATTGATAAATTTTGCTTCATCTAATAGATGATTAATACCTGTTTCAACATTCATTGTTTCTAATTTTGATTTGAGATATTCAATATAATCGATGATTTTGATGCCTTCATCTAGATTACGTATTGTCTTATTTCTGCGCTCATCAATTTGATTAATGAATTCAGCTAAATCAACATCAGTTGTTTTTTCAAGAATTTTGAATTTATTTATATATTTGAATTTTGAATTTAGTTCATTTCTAAAAATAGATTTGAACTGGTAGTTATTATCTTGAATCATTTTATGAATGCGAGACAGATTTACAGTAATCATACTTTGTACTCCTTATTGAAAATATTCTACTAAATTTTTGTTTGTATGTAAATTAAATTCCGTTATATTTGTTATTTCTGATAATCAATTAGCAACAATATGTCTATGACAAAATTTTCCTGGTTTTTCATAACATAATAAAACTATATCTTTTTCAGTTTTGTCATATAATTCTTGGATGACTATGTTCTTATCAAGAATACCGAGGCGTTCTTTTAGAAAATGTGTTTCATAGTCACTTTCTGAATATATGCCTGACTTATATTTACTGAATATATCTCATGATGGTGCTAATTTTTTATATTGAGCTCCTGTGTATCAATCAGGAGCTTTTCCACATATTGAAATTGGAAATAGATTATTTTCTATGTATTTTTCTAAATTAGAAAAATAACCTGTGTATATATTTTTCGATTCGTTCATTTTTGATCTCACAAGTTTGGATTCCATATTCAGCTGGAATTTGATTTAGTTTTTTAGCTACATAAAAAGCTTTTTCATGATTTGTTGTAAACTTTGTTGAATTTAAATTTTTGAAATAAAAGTTAATGTAATTTTTGTTATCGATATTTTCTGCTGCTTGAATTCTTTGAGTGTTATAGAAATTTTTGTTATTTACTGTGAACCTGAAAATGACGATGGTGTCATCAGCACTCATTAAGAAATCCTTTTATTTGATTGTTAATGGAGGCGGTGGTAGGATTTGAACCTACGAAACAATGGTTTTGCAGACCATGCCGGATAACCAGACTCCGGTACACCGCCATAACTATAAATGAACACTCAAATTAAGTTATTATTAACGGTCGAAGTAGCTTAATTTATCGCAATTTATAGTTATGATAATCTATTTATAAAAATTGTTTGGTGGGACCAACTAGAATTGAACTAGTGATTTTTCCTTGTAAGGGAAATGTTTTTCCATTAAACTATGGTCCCTTGGAGCGGATAGTGGGAATCGAACCCACACTAGAGGGTCGGAAGCACTCCAGTCTGCCATTAACTTATACCCGCATCTATTCTATTTTATCAAAATTTTATTTTTCAGTAAATTATTTTCTTGTTTTGAATTTTTTGAATAAAACATCATTTTTAAGTTTAATAAGATATAATCCTATTAAATTAAGAATTGAATATACACATATAAATATCGCAAGTAATTTTGCTTGGGATATATAGCACATATATGCAAGTGCTCCAAATCCCATTGTATACTTAAAGAATGTATATGAATTTAAGCTATCACAGTCAGAACATAATCTTAATATTTCTGCTCTGGAATGTAAATCATCCTCATTAAGTGAAAATGTATAAATTCCTATTCCTAATGAAAATGCGCCAAACATTAACAATAATGAAAATATGATAGGAATGTTATATGTTAAGGGACCATATAAAATGAATAAAAGTGTAATAATTAATAAAAAGCTTACATCACTAACAACTTTGGCAATATATTCCCTATCCTTTCCTTCCATGTTTCACCTTTTATAATCGGTAAGATTGTTTTAGTTTTAAACTGGAAATATCTAACTTGTTTTCTTGTTTTTGTTTTATATAAAGAAGATATTTATTTTTATCTTCTAATGGTTCAAACCATATTGTCCAACCACACATATCATACATGTCGGTCAATATTTTTTCAACTGGTGATTTTAATTTATCAATTTCAAATCCCGGAATTCTTGTATCTTTATCTATATAAAATGAATATAAATGGTCGTCTATAGATTTTTCTAGTTCTATTAATTCCTTTTTTATATCTTCTCTATTATAATAATCCAATAGATCATTTGGTGTTAACATATCTTGAGTTCCTTTTTATTTTTTATTTATCATCAAATTATCAGTTAAAAAGGATTTGATTATGATATATTGTTTTTGATTCAATAAGCTTTTAAGTTTATCGAATGTTACATACATGAATCCGTCAATTTCATATATTTTGAGTTCATTGATATATGATGTGCATTTTAGTTGTTTGATATCGGGTAAACTTTCGGTTTTGTATAAGAAAAGTGTATAAAATTTATTTTTCCTATATGGATAATCATTTATTTTTATTAAATTATCTTTATTAAGGGAGATGTTTGTTTCCTCCAATGTTTCTCTGATTACAGCATCGTATTGTGTTTCGTTATCATCTTTACATCCCTTCGGTAGGGACCATGACATATAATATTTGTTATTTGTAGGATGGCAAACCAAAACATATTTGCCATCCGTAATAAAAGCTGCACAGGTATTTTTCATAATTATCGCTTTAGATATTTTGACATTTCTTCATCAACTGGAATATCATCATCAAAGAAGTTATAATTTACCTCATCATCCATTTGATCGAACATTCTGTTTTTATGTTTATTAGCTAAACGCATTTCAGTCATCTGGATGTCTTTCTTTGAGGGCATGAAATCATAGTTGATTCGAGGTTCTGTCTTACCCATTTGTTTGTAGCTCCTTTATAAGTTGTTGTTTTAATAATTTTAACAAAGAATCCAAAAAATGTTAACCCTGTTTGTTTCCTCTATTTAGTAAACTTTTCATGTTTTCTCTAGATTTCCTAATATTAGAAAAATCAGGAATATAATTATTCATTATTAAATTTCTATTATTAATTTTTCTTGTCTTTTTTATTTGTTTTTCATTATCTGTTAATGTTTTAACATCTTCTTTTTTATTTTGCTTTGGTTTTTCTGATAAATCCTTAATTTTAATAATCTCTTGCTTAGACTTTTCATCTTTCAAATATTTAATATCAGATATTTCTTGTTTAGGTTTATCTTCTAATTCAACTTGTTTTATTTCTATTGGTTTTTCTTTCTTTTTTCTTCCTCTTTTTTTAGATTCTTGTTCTTTAGTTGGTTCTTCAGCTAAAATGGAGTGTTCACTCGTTTCATAATCAAATTTAATATCAGCAAAATCATTATCTATTTTATTTAGATAAAGTTTTTTATCTATATCATTTTTATCTATTTTATCTATTTTATCTATTTTATCTATTTTATCTATATCATTTTTATCTATATCATTAGTCAATTTTTCACTTATATTAACAATTAATTTTTCATTATCAGTTATCTTAACTTGTTCTTCATATACTTCATTATTATCTAATTTTATGTCTGACTTAATATCTTCATTATTCAATTCTATATCATCAATTTTAACTTCTTTATTATCTGTAATGTTTTCAATTGTATTTTCTGATATGATTTCATTTGAATTTTCTTTTTTTGTCATTTTATTTAAGTAAAAACCTAGAATTGCTAATAACAATATACTTGCTTCAATACCAAATGCTAATGCATATCCAATTAATTTCTGAAGTTGCAAAACATCCATATCAAACAAACCATTTAATGCCTGTTGAAAAGCAGAATGTTCTTTAGATGTATAGACACCACTTGATTCAATACCAAGAATCGATAAATGTGTTTTTATTTCTTCTATTTTTATATTACCAAAAGAAACTTTATTTAACTTTTCATTTCTTTCATTTTCTAACTTAATTATTTCTTCATCTGTCTGCTGAAGACGTCTATTATAATATTTTGAACGAGGATTACGTGCTAACCTCTGATTAAATTCATCTCTTTTCTTATATAAATTATCCAATTTAACATCATATGCTTTAGAATATTCATGTCTAATTTTATACAAATCCTGCTCTATCTGCTTTTCTATCTGAGATACATTTTCATTATTCTTCTGTATTATTTGTGTATCTAATGATATAACAGATGCAAAAAAACATATTACAACAATTATAAGATATAAACTTGATACAATAAATTTCGCAGTTTTACTAAATACCGAAACCGCATATAATGTTGACAATCTTAATATTTCAAAAACAGAACATATTAATAATGCCGTTGAAACAGTAAAAAGTGCCGAATATAAGTAATATCCAGCACTTAAACTAACAAATGTCAATGCAATAGATAAAATAAAAAATAGTCAAGAAAAAAATTTAAGTTTCATTATATTTTCCTATAAGTTTTAATTAAAAAGAAAACTTTTTATAGACAACAGAATATGAAAACTCAAGACATATTAAACCTTTATTCTTGAGTTTTCGGAAATAATTTTGTCTTTTAGAGGAAATTCTTATAAAATTTTACATATCTATTTATTTTTTCAAATCCGGTTGAACAGAAAATAAAACATCACCTTCATTAACATAATCTCTATCTATAAATTCAACAATTGTTCCATCTGCAGGAGATGTCATATCAATCGAGTATCCACGAATATAATCTTTAACCGTAATTATCTTTTCATTTGACATTACAGGCTTTCCTAATAAACTTTTCCTTGAAAAATCACTCAAAAACCCTGAACATGTTGATACACATGACCTTAATAAATCTTTCCTATCCAAACTCAATTTAATAGCTTTACTTTGAATATCATAAAACTCTTCTATATCATTCAATATACTATATAAATCCCAAACTCCCCTATTAGAAGACTCATTATCGACTATTCGTAAACCGCTAGATTCATATGTAAATCCTAATTTACCTAATGATAAACAATAATTTTTTATCGTTTTAGCATCGCTATCTCTTACTACATAACCAATATTTTTATTAATAAAATAATTTATGTCTGTATTAGAGTTATTATTTATCAAGAAAAAATTAGATATCCAAGGGGATGAATGAATATCTATTATTATGTCATGTTTATTAATTTCTTCATATATAATATCTCTTGGATGTTTATGATTTCTTTCAAAATGATGCCTATTTAAATCTTCAGAATTTTCTTCGGAGTAGCATTCTCTAACACATCTTTTTAATCCATACATATTAACATAATTCAAAAAAGTTATATTTGCTTTATCATATGATTTTTGCTTACATTTTATATGTAGATTTTTACAAATATTCATAGCAGTGAGCTCATTTCCATGAACCCCTGCTATAAATAAAACATTTAATGATTTATTTGAGTTATATCTTTCTATTAGCATTTTGTTATTTCCTGCATATTACATCGTTCGTCTATTCGATAATATCTCAAACAAGTAACGTTTTTGAATCATTCATATTTCAGCATTAATTGTTGTAATAGAACAATAAGTTCAACAACATTAGATTTATTTGCAATATAAAAATATGAAGCTTCTTTATTATAACCGGTTTTTAACTAAATCATCTTCAAATTTTGTAATTTCTTCTTTGAATTGGTCATTTAATTTTGCATTTAATGAGAAACTAAAACCTACACACATATAAACATCCTTTTTAATGAATAACCTGCTTTATCTTAGGAATAACATTTCCTGACCTGCATATAACAACTTTTACGCCGGATTGTATTTCATTATCTAAAATAAATTTAGCATTATATGCCGTTGCTCTTGATATTAAAGCACCGTCAAGCTCTGCAGGATTTTTGAACTCAACAACAGGAACGACTCGTCCATTTCTTGATGTTTGCCACACAACTTTATCAACCTCAACAATTACCTCTTCATCACCATGCTTAAATGCAACCTTTAACTCTGGATATTTTTCATTCTCACGCATCGATTTATTCAATGTCAATACAAGACCATCTAAATCACAATATTCCTTAAAATATGTTTTATATCTATTCAATAAATCAATTAAATATTGAGCATTTATCTGCGAAATCTTTACCTTTTCATATATCAAATTATTCTTAGGAAAAACTTCATTTATATATAACAATCTCTCTTCTTCAGTTTCAAACATAATATCTGAATCAATTAATTCATAAAAAACAACATCCAAAGTTTTTAATTCATTAGTTAATTCATCTCTACCTAAAATTCCAGAAGCTGCATTTCGTCTATTTGATTTATTATATTCTAAGTATAAATCACCAGGTAATAATGTTTCTCCACGAATTTTTAACATTCCTTTATTATTATAATTTTTAATATAATGTTTAACTTTTAATGTAATGTCCGTTCCTTCAATACCATTTCCTCTTGTTGTTGCTAATGCAATATTATTATCATTAAGTGAACAATATGTAGTTAAACCATCATATTTGGGTGTTATAATAATTTCATCGTTTGGATTAAACTTTGAAAGCCATTTATCGACATTGTCTTCCTTGACTTTGTTTAATGAACCTAAAATAAATTCATGTTTTACCTTTGCTCCCTTAACAGAAAATCCGACTTCTTGAAAATATGGATTATTTGGATATTTACTTTTAACACTATCTTTAAATTGGTCATATTCTAAATCAGATATTAAAGGATTATTTCCCTCCAGATAATATGCTTCATCATATTTTTTCAGTTGAGAAATCAACTCATCTTCTTCAGACATAGAAAAGAAATCATTAATCATATTAAATTCCCTCAAGAATGTTTGTTTTGTTTATTCTTTTGCTAATAAAAAGATCAATATAACTTTCAGGAATTCCTCTCATATCTATTTTAACTTTTTTATTATTAAGAATAGCATGTGTAAATTTAAATGTGTCTTCCACATTTCTAATTCTGAGAAAATATTCTTTGGTATTATTAGAAAGCCTACAAGGAACATAAAACATATAAATCTCCTTAATATTCTATATAAGTGAAACTTACTTCAACTTGACCCATAGAAACTATTAGATGTTTTATATCACTATTTTTCTTTTTATGTATGTCATTATAACTAATAAAATCTCTATTTATTATGAATCCTTTTATAGATTTAACATATGTTCCACATGGCAATCTATTTTCTATAACTCTTATTAATTCAGGTTTATCTAATTCTGCGTATGAATTTATCGGAATAACTATGCTCTTTTTTTTCATAATCTACAACTAATTTTCCTTTAGGTTCAACAACTTTATATTCTGTAATTTTACCATCAGAATTCGATACGTAAACTTTCTTTATTCCTTTCTCATATATCATTCTTTGACAAAATTCACATGGTTTTCCATTTGACATTTTCTTTGTTCCGGAATTCAATCTAATAATAATAAGAGAAGCTCCTTTTGTTTTATCATTAGACAATTTAGATAAAACATCAGCTTCAGCATGAACAGAGCATTTAACAAACTTATCTCTATTTTTTATTCTAGAAGAACTTCCAACCTTATTTTTACCTTCAGCAAAAATTCTGGAGCCCTTAAAAACAAGAGCTCCTATTTGAAAAGGATAATATTGACTTTCTTCAGCCACCTTAATTGCTCGTTTCAATATGCCGTCATGAACACTCATTTCTCTCTCCATATAAAACAATTATAACTTATCAGAGAGAAATGTTAACTCACTTTCACGTAAAACTTTTGCATTTTCTTGTTTTATCTTATCAACTTCATCTTTATTTGTATTAATAAAAACACTCGCTATATTTTCCGGAAGCTCTGAATTAAACTCAATATATTCCTTAGCTTTCATATTGATATTTTTAGCTGATATATTAACATCGGAATTTGGAGCTTTAATATTAACTTGATTTATATTATCTGAAAAAACTCTTATTATCAATTCATTTGTTCTTTTATCTATCAATATAACATTTTCATCATCATAACTCAACTCATATAATGCTGTATTTACATTTATCACAACTTATCTCCTTTAATATAATAACTGAGGAACAACTGGACCGGGTGAACCTGTATTTCCACTTCCAAATAAACTTCCAAAACTACCCAATGAAGCTAAACTACCTAATGAAGATAAAGCATTACTAGCTAAACTGGATATATTGTTTACCATTCCAGTAACATTACCTGCAATATTTGAAATTTGACCTGTTATATTAGATGTCAAATCAGTTATTGTTGAAATTCCTGGAACACCGCCTATTCCATTTAATATGTTACTGAAGTTATCAGGTAAACTATTAATTACATTTCCTAGATTTCCAGGTAAATTAGCAACATTTGTTAATTGATTTGCAATATTAGATAATTCTCCTGAAAAATTACCTAATGATGATAAATCTCCCATTTCAATCATAGATGTCAAATTATCTAAACTGGGTAATGCTTTCAAAGAATCAGAAATATTTGTCATATTGACGAGTGAATTTAATTGATTTGTATCTAATACATTTAACTCTTTTACTAGTGAATGTAAACCATCTTGAACATTTAGTGATAAATTTCCAGCTATTGTATCAACCATATCAGTTATATTATTTGGAAGTTCTCCTAAACTATTCATAATGTCTGTTGGAAGATTTCCTATACTTTCTAATGATTTTAATTCAGACATTAAATCATTCACCACAGCTGAATATTCAGTTGTCAATTTTAATGGATTCATTTCTGAGAAATTTTCAGGAAGTTGATTTAATATATTTGTTACAGAATTACTTATATCTGTAGCACCATTTTTAAGACTATTTTCTAAACTAGATAACATATCTGTCATTACTGATGAATAATTTGCAGGTACTATATTATTTAGCATTTCCCCATTTGCATAATCTTCTATTTTTATGTTATTAAGTGTATCCATAACATGTTTAGTATCAAATGAACCGTTATCTGTTAACATAAAGAATTCTTTATAATGCTCTAATTCATCATTTCACATGTCTATGTTATCTAACATTTCAGATGACATTGATAATGAATTAAGATTCATTTGTGAAGCAATTAGTTTTTCAACTTCCTTAAATGATGATGATATATTTAATCCATTTATTATATCATTTTCATATGAATTTAGAGCCATAGCAAATTTTGAAGCTTTATTTTGTGTTGAATTATCTAATGACAGTAAATCTATTGTATTTGTTTTATCTGATTCATTTTTTAGATATCTTAATGAGTTTAGTTGATTTGAATAATATGTGTTTATAGCGTCAGATGCTCCGACTACAGAAGATGAAGATAGAACTTTCAGTTTCATATCTTCTATATTTGAATTTATGTTTTCATTTCCATTATTAAAATCATCTTCTAAGCTGTTAATTTTTTCATCAGTACCAACATTACGATATGATTCTATAATACCAGCACATTTATCTTCTAGATCAACAATATAAGAATTTGCATGTTTAGTCATTGATTTAAGATAAGCAAGATTTTTTTCTATTGTTGAAGTTAAATCAATATTATCAAATGTTATTGTATCAGATAATTTAACCATAAGTCACCTTTTAATTTAGATATATCATTCCAGCAGTCATTCTTATGATAGCACCTGTTAGTGAATATATGGATGTTTTTACATCTATTCCAGCAGCATAATTTTCAGTTTTATTTGCTGTACATATTATTGAATGAGGTCCAGCAATTCTTTCAGACATTTTACCAACGACGTTTAAATCATATTGAACACCTATAACTTCAGTTTTTCCTGTACCTACAAATATTGTTTGAGTTGTGAAAATTTTATAATTTTCAGAATTTACTTCTTTAATATGATCTCCGCCTATTTTTTCGAATGTTGAACCCATTACAGTTTCAGTTTTCATTCCACCAACGTTTATATTTGTATTTACTTTTGATATTTGTGTTATATCAGTATTAGCTCTTGTAACGATACTACCTATCGCACCGAATTCTTGATATGAGTTACTTGGGTGTGTAACACGATAACCCTGAGCACCAGGGGTATTGTCCATTTCAACCATAACACCATTTTCACATGCGGTTACGATATTATTTGTATAAACAGGTGCTGCTTGAGGTTCCGGTTCAGATCATGTTTGACCATTAACACCAGGTATATTTTTTTCTAAATTTTTTTGTCTATGACATAATGCAGTATCATCTGTATTTCCTTGAGCAGTTCTATGAACAGCAGGTTGGTCATTTCTATTAGGTTGAGGATGTTTTCCGCTTTTATCTTGAAAACCCGATGTTGGGGGTGTTGGATTATTAAAAGCTGCTAATTGAACTTCTTTTTCGTTTTGAGCTTGTGCTTCTGGAGCTGATTGAACTAATTTTTCAGCTGCTTCATCAGCTGATTTAGGAACTGAATCTGAACCTAGCATACTTAAGACGATTTTTGGTTCCTCACATCCAAGTCTTTTCCTTAAACCATTTCAAAGATTCGGACTGCTTTTAAATCTTGTTTCTACGTTACTTCTATCTTTATATATGGCTTGAACCATTTCTTCTGTTGACATTGATGAATTTAAGCCGGAAAATACATATGATGCTCCAGGACCATGTTGTACTGCTGTTGAAATGACAGCTTCCTGAAGTGCTCTATTACTACTAGGATCTATACCTGTTTGAGCCTTAAAAGCATTAGCCATTTTAGGATAATACTTTGACATCATATAGTTATTTTGAGCATTAAATGCTCTATCTTCATTTTCCGTACATCATTTTTTTCAAGCGGTTGCACATTTTCCATTTGGATTTGTTCAATCTCTGGGATTTATGCCATCAAAATATTTTCTATCTTCAGCGGACATCCCATATTTATAGAATTCTTCTACCGCACCTTCATTAGATGCGAATTGATATATTCCATATGATGCACCACCTTTATCACCTTTACCAGAAGAAACGAAGCCAGGTTGTCTACAAGATGTTTCAAACATTCTAGCAACAGCACCAGCTAAATCCGGTCTACATGAATCAGGAATGCTATCCGGAGCTGAATCTCAGTTTGTTTTAATATTTTCTTCTGCAGCTTGTCTACTTTTTTCTGCTTTTTCTGCTGCGGCTTTTGATGCTGCTGGTGGAGATATTGTTGTTGTAGGTGATCATCCAAAGAATCTAGGTTGAAGGAAATTTCCACCTTCAAAGAAAACGAATACTTGAGTTCCTTGAAGTGGAACACCAAATGTTCCAAAGCCTGATGCACCTCCACCTGTTAATGGAAGAGCTGGTTCGGCTCATGGAAGTTCGTCCGTTGGTATACCTTCTCCATCTGTTTTTTCAAATTTTGATGTATGAAGTCCAAAAATTCTTACTTTACATCTTAAACGTTTTTCGGGATCTTGATTATCTTCAACGACCCCTCTATATATACCACTAAAATTAGTTGATAGATTGTAGTCATCTATTCTATTTTTCATTTAATCACCTGTAATTCATCCTCAAAGTTTTTGCATAGGATTTTTTGTATCTACTGCATTTGTTTCTGCTTGTAATAATCCGCTTGTATAATCTTCTGGAGATGATTGTCTGTTAAATAAACCTTCTGATGATGTTGTTGAAGCTTTATTTCAGTCATAATTAGTGAATGAGTTATCATCAAAAGAATTTCTATATCTTTGATCTTCTTGTTTCATAACACATTCTTGACTTTTTGTTTCTAAATTTTGATATCCATTTTTTATTAAAGAAAGTTTTTGATAATATGCTGATAATCCTGTTCTAAAATAATGTGTAACACTTTTTATTAAAAATCCACCTGTATATTTTTCATTCTGAACATCAGATTCAGTTGCATTTTTTCCTTTAATTTCCCCTTCCTGGCATCATTGAATATTTAACATTTTCCCACAACATCTCTTTTCATGACCCTGAAGAGTAATAGAAAATGTTTGCTGTAAACAATATTTTTTAACTCATTCATCATAAAAAACATTATCCAATAATTCAGCATTCCCATCAGATAGAACTTTAACATAACTTCTATCATCACTTATATCACTGAATAATGTGTAATTACCTAAAACCATTGTTTTACTTACTAAATCAGAGTATTTATATGTTTGTTCTATTGGTTTTTTGGTCTTTTGATCGAATCCGGATTGCTTTTCCACCTTGTAATACAGCAAATGATGTTTTATCTATACCAGATACTGTTCAATCCAATATCTTATTCATTTTATTTTGTTCAATATTATTAGTACTAAACAAAAAATATTTTCCATCATCATATTCATTTAATTTAAGAATATCATTTTGAGATTGACTTAATAATGTCTGTAATGTTGTTAGATTAAATTTGCATTGTTTATCTAAATCTTCTGTTGAACTATAAAATAAGAATCCTGATCTTTTACTTTCTCCGTCTCCTGATGACATTCTAGGTAACAAATAATTTATATTTTGAATAACAGACCAATATGGTGAATAATAATAATCGAATTGATCTCCGACTATTTTCTCATTTACCAAGCATTGTTTCTGGATATTTACATATTACAGTTAACAAATCTCTTATTATTTCATCACCACCAACATTTGTTCATGAATATGATATCTGTTTTTGAGAAAATATAAGAAAACTAACATCAACAAAGAACATTTCTATTTCGTCAACTTTTTGACTATGTCCAGGATTTTTAGTAGATATAGAACTAATTTTATAGACATAAAATGTCTTTTGAACTAATGCTTCAATACCATATATTATAGTTACAAGCTCACCACCTGATAATAGATTATTATCTTTAAGACCAAACTTATCAATAATATGAATTTTACCAACAAGACATGGCGAAAATATATCCTCAATAAAATATAACTCTTTTATCATTGAGTTCTTTAATGTTACAGCATCATTTTTAAATGATAATATAACTGTAAATATTTCTTTTTTCGTATCTAATGCTTGTTCTGACATATTTTACAATTCTCTTATTTTCTTTAAGTCGTTTAATACTATTTGAAGATATTCTTGCTTTAATATATATAACTTTTCGCCTGGTACTAATGCTTCAAATGGATTTTCAGTTTTATTAAACATTGCTATTACTCATCAGTAATCAACTGTATTATAAACATGATATGATATATTTTCTCATCAATCATTTTCTTTAACAACATATAATTCAAAATAACAAAGTAATTCATCTGAATATAAAATCTTATATGATTTTCATATGTTTAATAATTTAGTTCCGATTTTTCTCGTCTTTTAATATATTAAACATTTGAATAAATGTTGATTTTTTAAGATCATTTCCGTGTCTCATTAAAAAATGATTTATTAGAAGCTACTAAGGCCACTGAAACCTCCAGATTGAAATGTTTGTTTATATATAGGTAATAGATTTTCAAATGTTAATGCTAAATTACAAGTCATAGGCATTCCTTCGACTCATGGAGCATTAAATGTCGGCTGCACTGAAGTTAAAAATGCATATTCCATTTCTAATAAATATCTTGAACTTCTCGTTGTTCCAACTTTAACATTAAATATAGCGGGATATTCAATTGTAAATGCAGAACTTTTATATGCGGAACTACATCATTGAAGAGATTTTACAGGCATTACAATTTCATTATATAACTTATCTGCATATGAGCCACCTGATGATTTTCATACACCCAATGTAAAATTAAAAGTTACACTTTGTCTACCAGTACTTTTAAATAATTTTAATTCATCCATTGATAATCTTGGAGTACTACTAGCAGCTGCTGCATTCATAATACTACTTCCTACCTGATCAATAAAATTATTTTGATCAATAGCTTGATTATCTTCTATCATTTTTTCAATTGCTTGGGGAGCTCTAGAACCCAATTGAACAAGCTTTGATTGATTTGCAGCATCAACAAACTTCTGAGCAGCATTAGCTATAATATCAGTCCCTGTATCTCATTCATGATTTATTGTTAAATCCAATTTATCTTCCATCAAAAACTGAAAACTGGCAATCGCTGAGCCCTGAGTCGGTTTATTTGAACCATCTAAATATGCTGCAGCTAATGCTGTTTTTTGATTATTAGCATATGCAGTCATAAAACATCATAGATATGTACCATTATCATTGATACAAGTAGGATTAACATATTTTCCACTACTTCCAGATGCTAATCATGGAGCAGATGATGAACTTTTGTTACCAGTAGATGAATAATCGTTAATTATTCCTTTCGCTCCATTATATGTATTTGAAACTCCAGTTTTAAATTCTTCAACTTTCGTATTTACAGTAGTTTTAAATTCATCAACTTTCGCATTTACAGTGTCTGAAAACGTTGGTTCTTTTGGTAATGGTTCTTTTTTAATTACTGTATCTATTACTGGCATTAGAAACCCCATGTATTATTTTTTAGCATCAAACCTAAAGCTTCAATTCCTTCAGGTATTTGTTTTGGCTTATCATCGGAACCACTACTAACCATATTAACTGCTGAATTATAAACATTCTGCATAGCAGCTGTCGTTGAATTAACAGCGGAATTCAATCCGGATGATATTGTATCTGACATATTTTCTATACCATCTGATAAGCTTTTTAATAAACTAAACTCTTCTTCTTTTTTCTTTTCTTTTTCTTCTTTGTTATTTATTCTTGTTGTATCAATGGCTGATAACATATTACTAGCCTTATCATCTTTACTAACAGGTAGCACTTGTTCTGTTGGCTGTTTTACAGGTTCAGATGATTTTTCAACATTACTAAATAAAGGTTCACCTGTTACTTTTTCCCATAGATAACTTATGCCCTTTGCAACAGGATTATCAGTTAATCATTTAGTTATATTATCTCAAAAACCTGAAAAGAATTTCTTAAAGTTTTCAATTACAGTAAGTTCTTCTTTTGGAGATTCCTTTTTCTTTTCTTCTCCAAATATCATGTTATATAAACTTTTAAATGGAGCTACTAATCAATCTAATATATCATGACCTAAATTTTTAATAAATTCATATGTTTTATCAGATCATCCCTCAGGCATTTTTATATCAAATATACCAGCAACCTTTTCAGTTATTCATTCAAGTAAATTTAATGGTAACTTTATCATAACTTCGCCGATACCATCAAATAATCCCTTAAATCCACCTATCAATTTATCAAAAAAATCACCCTCTGTAGTAAAAAATCCCTTAAAGAAATCAAATACAGCAGTTATTCCAGTTATTACTCAACCTACAATTGGTATTGCTTTTGTAAATGCTAATACTGGTTTAATAAATGCTGATATTTTACTAATTGCTCCTAATTTACTGAAAAATCCACCAATTTTACTAAAAAAGCTACCTATCTTACTAAATATACCAGTTATTTTGGAAAATGATGATTTTATTCAATTTCATCCCTTAGATAGCGGTTCCGTTATTTTACTTATATCTGTAAATATACCAGTTATTTTGGAAAATGATGATTTTATTCAATTTCATCCTTTGGATAATGGTTCCGTTATTTTACTTATATCTGTAAATACAGCAACTATCTTACCAAATATTGACGTAATAGATTTGAAAAACTTAAAGAATGATTTTCATGCTAATAAAAATTCATTAAAATATCCTACAATAGCTCCGGCTCCAACTACGAATAATGATTTAAGTCAACCATAGTCATCATCTTCTTTTTTATCTTTTACATTGGAGCGTAATAAACGTTTTCTTTCATCTTCATTAAATTGAAGAACATCAAATAATAAATCTCTGATATTAGATAATAATGTTGTTTGATCTTCTTGTTCTTCATCATCTTTTTTATCTTTTTTTGAAAAGAAATCAAATAACTTATTTGAAGCATTTACCATTGTTATAGGAAGTGATAGTGTTTTTCCTATAAGTTGTGTTATCTTATCATTAGATTGAAAATCTTTTGCTTGTAATCCATAGCTTTGTATTAAAATATCTTTAATTGAATCTAATCTATCTACCTGTTTTTCAGAATCTGATTTTTCTTTGAAAAATCAGGTGTTTCAAAATTTATTTAGTGGTTCAAGCAATTGAACTCAGAATAATGATTTAGGTTCTGTCAATGCACCTCTGATTGAAAATAGATAATTTAAAACCTTTCCGAAAAAATTAGTTTCTTTGTTTCTATTAGAAGTTTCAAATGTATGTTCGAAACTTCCAACAGCATCTGTTAATCATGAGAACTTTTTATTTAAAAATGAGTCATTTGTTGTAATAACTTCTCTATTTCTTTTAATTGATACTTCAAGATTATCCGGCAATACCGCTTGAACCATTCTATTGTCAAATCTTTCCAAATTTTTATTTTTTGTGTCGGATTGCTCTTGTTGAATTTGTTCTTGTTCTTGTATATTAGATTTTAATTTAGCTAATAATGATATATCTTGCAGATTTAGTTTTCTATTTTCATTAATAGAATCATTTATTTTGTCAAGTTTTTGTTTAATATCATTTGTGTCTTCATCTGATACAAACATATTAAACAAATATGCTAAATCTTGCATATTAGACATTCTATCATTTATAGTTTTTTGCTGTGTTGTTATAGTCATATATTATCCTGATCTATTGACTTTATATTATTTATCTACAAATAAGAATGGTCTAAAGGATGATTTCATAATACCTTTAGACCATTCGATCTGTTAAGTTATATAACTTAAGCGGAATTATAATCTTATTTGAGGATGTTCAGCTTCCTCTTTTAAATCTTTATATAACATGTTCATTAATGCTTCAAATTCAAATAATGGTATATTTGAGCTTTCACTTATAGATATACCCTTCTTTGCTAACTCGTATTGTAATCTCACTAATGATGATAATGATATGTCTATTACAAATGATTTATATATAAATTTCGTTTGATTTATTCATTTTGTCATAAATTACATTAAATCAGATGAAGTAACTTTCATTTTGTCATTATAACCACAGTGAGGACATATATTATCAAAATTAAGTTCTAATCCAAAATCATTATCGTTTACTCATGTTGTAATTTTATCAAAAATACTTTCAGCTATATTTTCAAGAAAATATAATTTATCATTTAATGATAAATCTTCATTAGTGGTTCCATTGAAAGTAATTGTTTTGATAGATGCAGCATATGCAAGAAATGCAATATTTAATGCTTTTTCTCTATCATTTTTACTTTTCATCGTTTTTTCTAATTTTAGTATTTCCTTCATGTCGCCACGAGTTATGTGTTGTAATTCAATATATGATTTAGGTCCTAATTCTATTTTATATTCAATATCGTCACTTCTTTCTTTGCATTCTATGTTTGCAAAATCTATATGGGCTACATATTGACTTTTACATTCTTTACACGCTGTTTTTATATCTAGAACGCTTCCTTTAGAGCGAATTCTAATACAAAAGAAGAGAAATATTCTATCTTGAACAAACAAGTTATCAATATTAAAATTTTCTGAAGTAACTGAATCTAGTATTATTTTATCAATAATATCTTCCATTACAATTTGATCTTTGACATCTTCATATTGAAGTATTTTCTTTAATTGTAATGGAGTTATCGGTTTGAACTTTACCGGTCTTTTTGATCCCGGTAAAGTTTCTTCAAATTCATAAACATTAAGTTCATTAACAACATCTTGAATTCAATTCATTTTATCTTTTGACATATTCACATATTCTCCTATAAATTATTTTTCGTATTTAACACGTATTAACTTAAATGTTACTGTAAATGTTAACACATCTGAACCAGAATAGTCAAGAGATAATTCAGATACAGATTGTGGTCAGCAACCAATACAAGTAATTTTTAAGATACCCTTTCTTCCATCTAATGATAATAATTGAGCTGATTGATCTACTGAGAAGTTTATTGGATCTCCATGAACGTTTGTTTCAGGATCATGAACCATATCAACTCATTTTATATATTGATTATAGATTGAGCATTCTTTATCTACAGTAAATGTTATAGATCAATCATTAAATTGTGATTTACCACCTAATGGATATGTATAACCTTGCCAGTTAGTTGATGTTTCTGCAATAGTTCTTGCTGGGATAGATGAACTTCTAACGAGGTAAGTAGGACTTATTGTTGATGTACTACTAATATAGCTTGGAAAAGTAGGAACAACATAGAATAAATATCCTCTAGCTCCATTTAAGAAATTAGCTCTAAATTGATCTATTGCAAATGCGTTTTGATTAAATATTAAGCTACTCATATATATTCCCTCTTAGTCGTCAATACCTAATGAACCTGTTAGTTCACTAAAGTTAGCACCAGCACTTGTATTTGTAAATCTTAAAACAATAAATTCAGCAGATCTTGTTGGCTTAATCATAATATCACATCATAACTCGCCTCTGTCAATTCTAGCTGACGTATTGTTTCTTTCATCACAAACTATCATATAATCGTAAATACCTCTTCTTGCTTTTACATCTCTCAAGAAAGGTTCAACTGATGCAACTAATTGATATCTTGTATGTTCGTCATTTTGTTCAAATAGGTAATATTTTACATATGTTGCAATAGATTTTTCTAGTATTAAGAACAATCTTCTTACATTAATTCTATTAAATGAACTTGTACTATCTAATAATGTTTTTTGACCTCAAACAACTTTACCAATACCAGCAAATGAAGCAACAGGATTTATTCCATTTTTATATAACAAATCACGTTCAGATAAAGCTGGATTTCAAGCTAATCTACGAATACTTCCTGATAAAATTGCTCTATTCAAACCAGCTGGAGCATATCATGGCTCTGCAGCTCAGTCATTATAAGCTCAAATACCTGCAATATATCCAGAAATAGGAATTCAACGATATTTCTTATTTCATCTATCATAAACTTCTATTCAGTTTCCATATAATGCACATCTATCTGAACTTATATTTAAGTTATTTACTAAATATGGATCTAATCCTTTTCTTCAAGCAACAAGAGCTTCAGCTTCTGATCCTCTATTATTGACAACTAATTCATATTTTGGATCGAAAATAGCCATACAATCTTTTCTATTTTCGACTAATTGTCTAATATGCATTTTAACAGTTTCAGATTTATTACCATCAACAAATACATTTACATCAATTTCTTCAGCATCTTTATATAAATCGTATGCTTCAATGATAATATCATCAGTAAGATTTTCTATTGTACCATCTGAACCACCACCGAAACGAATCCAATTAGGTGTTAGATATGTTCATGGTTTATTTTTATTTAGTTCATTTAATGCTACTCTGATTCTAGCAGAACTTCCAACATTAAATATGTTTTCAACGAATTTTGAATTTCCAGCGTCATCTAAAGCTGAAACAACAGTAGAAACATTATAAAATTCTGTTAATCTTCAATTCTTTTCAGCATCATCACTATCTTCCAATAATTCTTCTACTAGAACAAGAAATTCAGTTGGATGATTTAATGGAGAATCTATTGAAAGAAGTTGTTGAACTCATGGATATTTATCTAATTGTTGATTACGTCTTACAATGATATTATATGTTTCATAATCAATAAATGCAATTCTGATATTATTACCACGAGAACCTCTAGCATAATAAATACAATCAATTGGTCCTTCTGGGAAAATATCTTCTGCAAAATCGTCTGGATCTTTTGAAACGAAATCATCTAATGTTAATGCGTCACTTCCACTTAATCCATATGTTTCAAATGAAATATCAAATGTTGTGCTTGAACCTGATAATGGAGCAGTACTAGATGATGATTTTATACCAGCAAATGTAGCATCACTTGGTCTAACACCGGTACAATATACACTTTGAGAATTGATTAAGTTACCGATAGTACCAAGCATATCTTCATAGTTACATCTTAAATTTGTTGGTTTTCCATATGTGTTCAGAAGATCATCTTCGGATGTTATTAATAATTTCTTAAATTCAGGACCATCTTTAGGACAACGAATTACATTGACACTTATTGATGTAGATACAGCTTGAGGAGTCGCTGAAACATCATTTTCTTTTATATCAACTAAAGGGGAAAGATAGAATCCCATACGTTCTCTCCTTATAAAACAATCTTTATAAAGATTATTTATATGTCTTTAACTTCATATCTATCAAGCGAAAACGAAACTCTTCCCTCTAATGTTTCAGAACCGTCTGTTTTGGATGTCAACTCAATGTCAGATAGAGATGTTGGAGATAAATTTATAAAATTCATTCTTAAAACAGGTTTTTTTAATCAATTATTATAATAAAGTAGATAAGCATCACAAACAACATTATTTCAATCTTCACTATACTTATCTTTATTATTATTACTGTATAATATTCATTTAAAAAATAGCTTTCAGTTATTTAGATACTCATCTATAAGAAATGATACTGTAAGATCATTAAATGTTGGTCTAGCACTAGGAACTTTTATTGTTCCACCCTGTCACATGAATTCTTGAGATGGGAGAGTTAAACCTGGAAGGATCGCTGAATTACCGATTTATTACGAAGTTATGAATTTCATTGTTATCGGATTTTAAAAACTGAGGAAGACTAGGAAAAATTAGTTTATATAAAGTTTGATTCGTTTTATCTCATGTATAATTGTCATCAAGACGCATTTTTTCCTAGTCTTCCATATGTTATTTAATTAATACAGTTAATTAAAAACTAAACTGTTGGGGTTTCAGTTGCATTTGCTCTACGAATGGTAGCCTTAATGTCATAATCACCGGAAAGTGTAACCTTAACTGTGTTGCGGTCAACTTCAGTAACTTCAACAACATCAAGAGCATAAATACCACTATCTGGATCCTTTGTCCATACTGAGCAGTCGATGAAATCAGCATCAAGGTTATGCTCTAATGTATGTTCAGCGGCTGGAGCAGCTGATTGATATGTAAAGCTCAATGCACCCTTATCAGCTTGTAAGGCATCTACTTCATCTTGTAATGAATCAACATCTGTTCTTAATGTAGCTGTATCAGCTTGTAAATCAAGAATAGCTGTTTCTAATAATTCGTCAGCACTTTGGAAAGATGTAGCAGCTGAAAGAATTGGTGATGTTAGATTTGGTTCATATTCTACAGAACCAACGGGTTTCGCAACCTTACCACCAGCTTCATCAGAAACAATTGACATCAATGTATTTCTATCAACGTCAAAATATGTTCTACCTAATGAAGAAGCATCAATTTGTTCTTGTGTTAATGAAGGTTGTACTGACTCAAATACCGCATTTTCAATTCATGAGCCATTAGCTAATCTCATTCCATGAACTCTTACAAACGCCATAATAGTATCTCCTATTTAAGTTTATATATTGTCACAATTATGTTTTTCTCTTCACATAATGTAATCTTAATCTTGTTATTATTTATATATTTTGTTGAACATAAAATATTCTCTCATCCATCATCTTCTTCACTTAATATGTTTATATCTAAGAAAAACGATTCTAAATTATGATCTATTATATGCTCAAGCTTTTTATTATCACTCTGATATGTAAATACACTATTAGATAATTCGGTTAATCTATCTTTTATTTCATTTAAATCAGATGTTATTGTATTTTTTTCGGGATTTACTGTTGTTCCTAAGTATCTTTCTATTCTCTCAATAGCACTAGCTAATTGATTAAAATTCTTATCTGAACAAATTTTCATTATAAACCTTCTTATACAAGAATTTCCCAATCAGAATCATATATCTTATCTAATATATCTGAGAGCCTGTCTATCTCTTCAAAAACGTCTTTCTCTTCACAATCATCAATATATTTAAATTCAGTATATTCTTCTGGGAACATCAGTTAATTCTCGCTTTTTTGTTTTTATTTATATATATCGTACAAAACTATATCTCAAATTCCATATCTACAGGAAATGATCCATCCTTCGTATATATACAAAATCCTGGCAACTCGCAATAAAATTCCTCAGGATTCTTATTCCATACAGACTGATCTTTAATCCTCAATTTATCTTTTATCTCTTTTCTATATCCCAATTTAACATTAGTAACCTGATATGCAATAATATACCTTCCAGCAGGCAACTTTATAGTTTCTCTAGGAAATAACAATGTGAAAAATACATTAGATTCTAAATCCCTTGCAAACTTCTTTCGTATCAATGTTCTTCCACTAGCTGAATCAACAACAGTCAACTCAGCCTCCCAATTCAAATCAGACAAATCAGGCTTAGATGTATCCTCTAAAACAATTATATCTGATGTATCTCCCTGAAATAAACTTATCATTTAGTCTCACCTGTAGATGCATATGTATATTTCTTTATAATACCTGTTATACACTGTCTTGAACACTGAATAACAGTCGCATTTTCCTTAACCTTCTCTATTTCAAAGTATTCTTCATCACTAGACTCACCGGAATCATTCCTAACATATCCAATTCCCTTAAACTTACCTGATGAAGCAATAGACACCCATGTCTCATTAGTATCAATCCAATCAGTTTCATATATCATATAATATTCACTACCAAATGGTGTATCATATGAACAAATAGGCAAATCTGACTCCAAATCATTCATATCCCTACATGGCTCTGTAGAAACTATCGGTGTCTTCACATATATCTCAAACTTATACTCCAATCCACTAGACTTTTCATGTTCAATAATCATTTGATACTTTCTATTAGATATATGATTAACAACCAATGTACACTGAGGTGGCATAGATATTATATCTAACTCTTTTATAACCTCAATAAATCTATCTTCAAATCCATTATTTCATTTACCAACCAACTTTATTCTTGTCGGCTTCTCACTTCTGTCAAATATATGTCACCAAACTTTGTTCACTTCCAATATATCAGACTCATCAATACCATCACCATCAATGTCAAATTTATCATACTCTCCATCAACATAATAATCAATCCTTAACTCACTAATACTTGCATATGGTCTAGATGAATTTGAATTTATTGACCTAAACTTAACATTAGAACCAACAACAATATCACTTCCCTCTCATACAAAATCTAAATCAGGTTCTAATAACTCACTAACACTCAATTTAATAGATTTACTAACTGAATATTCATTACCATATCCATCTTCAAAATACAAATCTAAAAACACTTCTTTTTCACCAACACTCTTAAACTGATATATAAAATCTTCATCACTTTCAATTACATACTCAATTAAATGCTCAGCATTCTCAACTGTTCATTCAGAATATTCCACCAACTCTGGATATGTCATCTTATACGTACTTCAAAAATGAACTCTCTCAGAACCATAAACATCAGTTGCATTATCATAATCTAAATTCTTATACGATATAACAACATCCTTAACTTCATTAGTAGATGCTAAATAATCCCTTGATACTTCAACTTCACTCACATCAGTCCATCCATTATCATATGTCAATATCATCTTGACAGTCTTAAACTTCTCTTGAGATGAACCAATACACAATGGAATTCTCGTTGCATTCTGTCAAATATATTCAGGACTATCATCAGATAAATTAACAATTACATCATTATCAGAATAATAACTTCTATCATTCAACTGCCATCTAATATCAACAATATCATCAGACTCAGTTGTATTAACCATCTTAATCCCAACTAAAGGTATTATCTCTGAAATTTCTTTGTCATTATACACTAACTTAAATGATGGCTTTACTTTTACTATATCCTTCGTTATAATCGTCTTAATAATCTCTTTCTGCTTCTCACAAAAACCATCATCATACTTAACCAATAAAGTAATATTATGATCTTTATTTGATTGAAATTGATGAACAGGACTATATTCTTTATTTACATCTACATACTTAGTATCATTATTTGTTATTTCAATACCATACTTAGGATTATTTGGATTATTTAAATCAAATTCATCTGATATTGTTCATGTACAATTTATAATTGAATTATCAATATCAGTATAAATTCCACTAAATGTAATTCCTTCATTTCTAGATGTTGCGACTTCCGGAGTTCAACTAAAATCTACAGTCGGTTCTTTATATAATACAGGTGTTATTTTAGTTGAACTGGTAATATATGCTCTACCCCATCCATTATCATAATAGGTTTTCATCTGAACATCATTACTTTCACTATTTTGGAATGCATGAGATATAAAATCATCAATATTTACTTTATTATATGTTATACTATTATCTTGAATATTTCCTGTTGTATTATCAATATTACATTTACTATAAAAGTCAGATATAATTAAATCGTAATAATATAATAAATCATTTGTATCTACATATTCATTAGAAAATTCAACAACATCCTTTCTTCCTTTTGGTTTTGTTGTTGAAGCAACTAATTTAGATGATATTGTATGATGGTTTGGAGTATATTTTTTCTCTTTTATGTTTTGTTTATTTTCCCAACCAGTAAAATATGTTACAGTTAACTTTATATTTTTTTCCTTTTCAGAATGAAAATTTGTAACAATGTTTTCTGTACTAAATTGTTTATTATTAATAACTTCTTTTGAATTATCAGGAGAACCTTCACCAAATCTACTAGTTTCATTTAATTTGAAAACATAAAAATCTTTTGTTGATGCAGGATATGAATCTTCAACATCTCATAAATATTCTTGAATTTTTTCAACATCACCTGTCGTTTTATTTGTAAATGAAACATTCTCAGCTCTATCTTTACAAATCTTATCTCATATAAAATCAGTGGTTATTGAAAATTCTTCTAAAGTAAATTCTTTTACCTTTTCAACAACTTTATCTTCAAATCCATCATTTCAATAACAAATTAATTTAATTTGCTTTTTACCTGGAGATTTATAAACATAACTAGGTTCATAATCAACATCAACTGAATTAACTTCAAAATTACTTTCATCTCCATCTAATGTAGAATCATATATTATCCAATCATACATGTATTCCAATGATCTTTTATCATCAGAATCTCTAACTGATAAGTTATGATAATCAATTGGATTATTACCTTTAACCTCTATTAAGGAATCTCATGAAAAATCTAACTCAGGTGTAGTAAATGTTTTTATCTCTAACTCTTTTACATTCTCAACAACCTTATCTTCAAATCCATCATTTCATTGACAAATTAATTTAATTTGCTTTTTACCTGGAGTTTTGAAATTATATTCAGGTGAAAAGTCAAATTGCTTACCGGTATATCTAACAGGATTATCTGCATCATCATATATTTCTCATGTATATGAATATAAATCTTCTCTTCCATCAGGATTATTTGTTGTTTTATTGGTTAATGTTACCTTTTCTTGTCCCTTAAATGCATAATCGGAAGATCATGTAAAATCAGGTTTTGGTTCATTATATTTAACAGTAACTTCTAATTCTTTCTTTTCATATATATCAGTCATACCCGTTTTAACTAATGTAGATATAGTATATTTTCCAGGTTTACTGAATTGATGTGTTGAACTAGTTGTTCCATTACCGGACTTGTCTACTTTAACAAGACCTCCATCACCTCAATCATATAATGCTTCAATCAACTTGAAATTCTTAAATATCTCAAGTCCATTATATGAATTTAATTGTTTTATCTCTGTAGAATATGTTGTCCCACATCCATTAGGTGTAAATGTATATTCATTAAATGTAGATGTTTCTGACATTCTAACATTAGTATTAGTTGTCAAAGTAACATTAGGAAAAGAAAATGTAACTTTTGGCTTTTTAATTGGTGCCAATGTTAAATTAATTTCAGCATCTTCTTGACCTGATTTGAGCTGATGATCTATAAATGCAATATGTGTTATATTACTAGATGACAGTGATTTGTCACTATTATCATTCTTATTTCAAAAAAATGGTAAATATACTCTATCGGTTCCGTTTCCTATATGAACCTTCTGAAGTTAATATATAATAATCTTCTATATCAAAACTATAATATCCTTCATTTACAGGATCTATATCATATGGAACCTTCGATCATGTTGAAGGACTAGATGATGAATCAACTTGTTTAAAATATGGAATATATCATCCACCAGTAACATAACCCTGGCAAATGTCATTTTCATCAACGTATTTAATTTTTCCTCATATATTATACATCTAACTCTCCGAATATACGTATTATTAGATTATTTATTGAACATTTGTTTTCAAAAATTCAAAACACTTATTATAAAATAAAAAGGTCTGATTAATCAGACCTTTCAAATCTTATTCTTTGTTTCTAAATTCAAATACAGCACCCTCAAGACCACCATATATCGTCTCTAACGGTTTTATTACATATATTGCTAATCCTCTTACTATTGTATTACCCAATGGGTCATCACCTATCAATGTAAAATTATTCTTATTACTATCAGGTGTTGAACCTGGTCTATATACCAATGCAGAACCAGTTCCATCAATAGCTTGAGTCTTTATGTACTTAACATAATTACCAATTCATCTAGTTTCATCTTCAGACTTACTTCATGTTAATGAATATCTATGTGCAATAGCCCTTGCCAAATCAGATGCTCTAGCATCCTCGTCCTTATCAACCCACATACCCAATGTTTTATCAAAACTTGACTTTCTATCACCCAAAAATCCCAACATAGCCAATTTTTCAATTTCGACAAAATTCTCAACAGCAGTAAATCCTTCACCTGATATATTAGGTGTTATCATACTTCCAGGATATGGTGTTTTTAATACAGATATTGTCTTATATTCGCCTTCCAAACTAATTTCTATCAACGAATAATCATTAGACCTAATACTCGTATAATAAAACCCCTCTTGCAATGGTGTCAAATCGCCAAATGCAATAATATGTCCATCAGCTGCATCTATCTGCTGAAATTCTAAAATTCTATCACCGATATGCTCGTTTGTATGATGAAATAATGTTAATTTAGGTTCTCCAACTCTAACAAATTCAACATCATTAGCAAATTTAATACATAAATAACAATCTTCATCAGGTGCAACAAATCCACACTTATAATAATCATCAGATAACTTCATAATAACAAAATTAGTACCAGTTAACTCGATAAACTCATTATCATAAGTAAACTTTCAAACCTTAACTTCAGGCATATCAGTAGTAGATGACTTTGAAAATACAACTACTGTCCCACCCTTTTCTATCATAGCTGAATGTTGCATAATCTAATCTCTATATAAAAGTCTTATCTGACGATAACTTGTCCTCAACAGTCTCACTCACAATATCAACTGATGAAATCAATGTTCTTAAATTCTTCATATTCTTAACAACAATCGTATATATCCCAACTTCATCAAAACTAATTGGAGCTTCATATATACCAGTCAAATTACTAAACTCAATCAAATCATCAACAACTAATGAATCTTCCAATTCCTTATCTAAATACAAAATATTATTATCAATCTTAACAATTATATAATATTTCTCTTTTATCTCAAGAAGATCATACAACTTAAATTTATGTCCTTCTTCAACCTTAATACTTTTACTACCAGCTAAAACATCTTCAATAATCTTAGCTTCAACTTCTTCACTTTCCTTAACTATCTCAACAAATTCAATATCAGTATCTATAAGAATATTCTCTGAATCAGAAAAATAACTTACAGTAAAATCTTCCGGAGTACCAAAACACTTCAACTTTGTATCAACTTTTATCTTAAATTCAGTATTAACCTTGTATTGATTCACTATTTTCGTCCTCTTTATATGTTTCATAGTCGACAAGTATCTTACCTAATTCATCCTTTCTACCTTTAATAGAACTTATAAAATCAGGTTTTTCTTCACCGGCCGCCCTCAAATACTTTACTATTATCACTATTTATCTTATCTGTCAATTGCAATGTTTCAGATCCATTAATATACTGCATCTTCTTATTCAAATAATAAGGTATATTAATCTCCTTAATCAAACTAGACGTAGTATGAGGTGCCATTATCAATCCATCAACTGACAAATCCAAAGATCATTTAACCAATCTCTGAGTATCCTCCATCATATCCTCAGGAACATCCAATGAACACCCATTCAATATACACTTAGCATCATAACTCATATATGCATCAGGTATCTTAACATTCAACATTATAAATGGACAAAAATATGGCAATATCTGCTCCAATACCTGCTCAGCTTCACTCAAATACACAGATGCTATATTCAATTGATATCCCATCTTATAAGGAACAGGCTTCTTTATCTCAATAATCGTAGGATCATCATCAGTCCCTATATTATAATGCAACTTTGACGTCCTTTCTGTCTGTCTCTGAATATCATACGATAAAGATGTCATATGAATACTCATCATAGGAAGTCTCTTTTCCTGTTTTTTATCATATATCCATCAATAAAACTTCTCTTTAGTAGAATATTTTATCGGAACTTCAACCTCCTTAACACTCTCTCCACCAACATACTTCATCACCTTCAAATCACTAAACACATTCATTAACTGAACAGTCACTGACCTTATACTAGAAAAATAAAAATATTTGTCCATATATAAACCCTACACAATCTCAATATATTCTGAATATGCTTTCATATCATCAAACACAATATACTTATCACACTGTATTCAAACTTCTCATATATTCTTCTTAGCTTCACCTATATTATGATTAGAAAACATACTCTTCAAACTAGCAACACCTATATCCAAATCAACCTTCTTATATGAATTAAACCTTCCTCTAATCTCAATCTCATTTTCCAAATTTAAATCAACATACTTTTTATAATTTCCAGATGTTAAATCTGATATAAATATGTCTTTATTATTTCTTCTTATAGAAAAATACCTTGGAAACTTATCCAAATATAATCAATAAAAATAATCTATACTAAACTCATTATGTGCAATAGAATAATCATTAAAATCATGTGCTTTCACATATGTATATCTAAAATCACCAACTGGAATTATTGGATATTGTCTTCCAAACGAACTCATCTTAATTTTCTTACATAAACAAAATACTGCATTATCCCTTCTACAAAATCCATTCTTTTCTAATCACACATTTATTAACTTAAATAACTCTTTATTAGTCGCTTGTGGTTTTCTATCTTTATTAACATCAAAAACTTTATACTTTTCATCATTAAAGTCAATATGTGATATCCCTCTTCAAAATATAATATCTGGATTACTTTCTATAAATTTCAAATATGGATCTATATTAAACTTCGATTTTATCTCATTTATATAATTCAAAAATCTCATTACTTCCTCCTAGATACTGAATAACCATATACAGATGGATCTATTTCGGAATCAAAATTATCATTCTCAGCAGCCTCTTCCTTAACCAACTCTCTTTCCATATTCATCTGCTCAGTAGTAATCTTATCCCTAGTAATATTTGATTCTGGAAAATCATCAATATCCAATTCCTCAAACACTAAATCATTAGCTTCTCCACTTTCAAAATCATACTGATATGGCTTCAAAACAAAACTCCAAACTAATTTTGCTCCACTAAATATTCTCTCTGAACTAGTAACATGCGTTATCTCATAAATACTATCATCTCACAACGTCTTTATCAAATCTCCGGGCTTAGGCTTATCATAATCAGGATCATACGTTATCTCCTGCTTCATATTCAATATCTCAACAACATCCCTAACCCATGTAGCCTTAGGCATCTCAGCATACTGTATAGTCTCATCATTAGAAAATCCAAACGTATTTATCAACGACTTCTCAACCTCAGGCGCATACAATATCTTAGTCCTATAAGGCCCATCATAACCCTTCGTAGTAGACTCCCCATATATATGATCAACCGACTTAGGATCCATCAAATATATCTCAACATCCCATCCGCGCAATATCATTAAATTCACCGAACAACAGAACTGAATAGTTCATGCTCATAATCGCCTGTTTCTTCTTTTAGGTCTAGGAGTTCTCATTGAGGTTTTACTCTGACGTCTAGGAATGAAACTTTTTTATTTTTTGTTATGAATGACATTTAATTAAACCTCATATTTAAATTTTAAGTTACCACAATCCCATATTCGTGTAAATCCATTATTTCTCATGTTTTCAACTTCTGTTAAGTTTTCATCATATGATTCCAATAAATTTGGAAGTTTATGTTTTTGATATTTCATTCTATTTTCTATAATTCCATTATTGATATATCAATAATTAGGTTCTGTTATAGCTTCTAATGTTCATTTTTTATAACTACTACCATTAAAATATCTTCTATCAACATAAGAAATAAGATTGTTTGGCTTATATTTATTTACAAAATATTTAATTATCTTGTTAAATCCACCAACAATACATGTATTAAGCAATGAACATGAACGTATTACTTCCACTTCATCAGAATTAAATCGCGATCTACTAAAACTACAAACTTGAACTAACTCATCATCATAAAATAATCCTATCCTATACTTAGCTATAGAATAACCTTTAAGATGATTTAATGACATGAATCTTTCATATGTGTTGTCATCTATTTCTTTTATTTTGCATTGTCTGGCATATATTATTTTGTTATATATATTAAGTTTTGATAAAATTATTGATTTTACTATTTCTTTTTGATATATTCATTCATTTTCAAATATATGAAGTAATTGTATCCCATTGGCTTCACACATATTTGTTTTATTTAAATGAAAATCTTTTGGAGTTCCTTTTTCTTCTGAATGTCAATATAATCCGTCGAATTCAATAGCTAATTTATGACTAGGAATGTATATATCTAATTCCTTAGGACATATTTGTTTTCTATTTGATTGTTCACATTGTATACCAATTGATGTAAGCCAGTCAAAAATTTCAGTTTCAAGTTTAGAAACGATATTAGTTGTACATTTGCATAATGTAATATCTTGATAATTTGTTTTATTTGTTTTATATATAGAACCGACAAGATGTACATTTTATTTTTACATAGCAATTAATATAATCTTCTTTTGAAGAAATTAATTCCATGTTCTTATATATTTTTAATTGTTCTTTGAATTGTTCAAATCTATTTTTTCTTTTAGATTTTTTTCTTTTTTCAATAATATCTTTTGATGATAAGGCGTATGGAACACCATATCTTTTAATCATTGTCTTCTGAGCTTTTTGTCTAACTTCATCTGTTAATAAATGTTCAGTTGAATATTTTATATTTTTAATAGAATTTAATCTTTTTTGATTTGCTTCAGGAGTATGAGAGTTAATAATTGCTTTTTTTATATTTTCTTCTGTTAAAAATGGATATTTACAATCATATTTTTCTATCATTTTTTCATGATGTTCATCAGATAAAATATAATATTTAGCTCCATATCTATCTAAACATGTTTGTTCAATTTTATTCCTAATTTCTTTACTTTTTAAGGGACTATCTGTATTATATTTAGCAATAAATGTTTTCTTTGTTTTTTCTTGAACTTCTTGAGCTTTAAATGGATTATCAGCATTATATTTAACAAGACATGTTTGTTTTCTTTTTTCTTGAATTTCATTCAATTTACAGACATTATCAACACCGTATCTATTTAAACATGTTTGTTTTCTTTTTTCTTGTACTGCTGGATTTTTGTTTGGATTATCAAATCCATATTTTTCAATAAAAGTTTGTTTCCTTTTATTTTGAACATTTATATCTAATAAGGCACATTTATTAGAACAATGATTTGTATAACCTTCAAAAAATCCTTTGAAACTGCTTGTTTTTTTTCCGACATATTATGCATTTGGGTATTTCATGAATGTTGTGATAAAAGTGATAAAATAACTGTCTTTTTTTAATTGCTTGTGAGGAGTCGAATTTTGGAAAATATTTATCTATAAAATCTATTAGTTTTAGATATAAAGGATTATTATATTTCCTAATTAGTTGTCAATCATTAGAACATGCAAGTCCATTAAATCTATTATTTTTTAGGATATTTTTATCTATTCACAACTTTTCATTTTCAGTTATCACAAATTTACTCTCCTTAAGTTTATAATAAAAACAGGTTTATTTTTTGTATAAGTGATTCATCTATCTTATCAAACATATCAATATACTTGAATAATTTTTTGTCTGTTTTTCTATATTCAATTCATTTTTTTCAATCATTTATTTTTTTAGAATACTTGTCATCAATTGTAATGTTCTGAATATCTTTTGAATATTTTCCTTTATTTTTTAACATAGATAATTTTTTATTAAGTAAATTATCCATATAAAGAGAACTATAATGAGTAACAGGTGGAAAAATATTTCCTAATGAACCAGTAAAATCATTATAGTTATTGCATGGGATATGTGATGTTATATCCAAATTTGATATAGTTGTTGATTCTTTCATTTTAATATCCTTTTTATCTTTATCAAATTTATTTATAGAATAAAAAAGAAGGACTCCATATTCAGAAGTCCTTCTTTTTATGTTTGATTGTTTGATTGTTTTTATTTTTCTAGAGCAATTCTATTTGCTGCTTCCCAGAGAGCTTGATTGAAGTTAATGTTTTGATAGATGTTGTTGATGGGACGTGTACGAATCATTCTTCTTTGACCTCTTGCAGATATACCTCCGTTGATGAGATTTTCTTGGATGACATTGAAAACAGTCCACAAGTCATTCTTTTCATCATCACTCCTACGAGGCCTCAAGAAATCATCAGGGGTGATTGGTGTATATCTGTCAGCGAACTTAAGTTTAATTGCTGCTTGTGCAAGTTCGTACTTTTCGACGTAGTTAAGCTGAATTTTTTGCCATTCAGAACGAAGCTCATAGATTTCTTCAGACTTTTCAACAATTATATTTGCTTGATTGAGTATATCAGACATTGTAATCTTTTGATGGCGAACAGAGAAGCTTCCAAATGTATTATTTGAAACAACGAGACCATTGCTGCAAATAAGTCTAAACATACCAGCCATCATTTGCAAGGACGATGAGCCATCATGAGAGTTTACAAGAACCAATTCATAGAATGTTTCACCTACAGAGACAGTTGTTCCGCTATGACGAAATCTGATAACATGTTTCTTTGAGTTTTCTCTACCTGTCTTTCTGGTATTTGAAGAAGCTAATGCATACATGCTAAAATCGTTATCAAGAAGATTCTGAACAATTTCGATTGTGGGAATATGAACATACTTGTCAGAACGAGATTCATGGGGTTTATCTGCAAAAATAGCAGGAACAATCTTCTTAGCATGTTCAAGAGAAATTGGTTCAGAAGAACGATAGTTAAACATGTTATTCTCCTTTGTTATATATGAATATTATAACAAAATTGCTTAAAAAGTTAACCATCAGACATAAAAAAAATCACTCCTAAATGGAGTGATTTCAAATTGTTGTTTTATGTTTTGTTTAGAAGGTGTAGCGTAGAGCTAGCATAGCTTCGTGCATATATAGATTTCCTTCTGTGTTACGATGTTCGAATTGACCAAGGCTAAGATAGCGATAACCTAAATCAACTTCGATATTTTCAGTAACTTCATAGGAAACACCACCACCAACATTCCATGCGAAGTTAGTATCTGGACCAACAAATGAGATACCTACACCACCACCAACATAAGGAGTGAAGTCAGTTTCATTTTCAAAGTCTAGATACATATTAGCAAGAAGTGTTTGAGGCATCTTTGCTACACGATTACGATCATTATACTTAAAGTTAGCATCTGTACGAAGAGCATATTCTAATTCTGTACGAACTGGAACATTATACTTTGGAAGAAAATCATAACCAAAAGCAAAAGCACCACCTACACCAAAGTCATCACGATATGAACCGCCAGCATTTGAACCATCCATACTTAGATATTGACCTTGAGGAACATTAGCTAAAAACTTACCAGCAACATATGCTCCAGTATCTGCAGCTGAAACATTACTAGCACAAAAAACACACATACAAACCATTAAAACTAAACCAAATACTTTTTTCATAAAAAATCTCCTATTTGAGAGCTTCCTCTCAGTTAAATTGTTAGTAAAATAAAAATATTTGTACTTGCCGATATATGTTTTTTATACCATGTACAAATATGGAAGTAAACCTTGTTAAAAGTTTTGTACTTCTGTTTTATTTATATTTTTCTGTTTTTCAGAAGTTCGGTTAGTTCAAATATTGTTAAGTTTTTGATTTCGTTAGTGAATTTATTTTTGATTTTTATTTTGTTTTCTTTTGAAAGGCATACTAGAAGGTGGATTGAGCGACCACGAAAGCTTGAAGGAGATGTTGCTGCAATTTGAATTCTAGTTCCATTTTCAAATGTTACTGAGTGTTTATTGTATTCACTTACACCTGGTTTTAGAAAAACAGGAAGTAGTTCATACATATCTTTTATTCTTGCTAAGAAATCTTTTGCTGATTCAAATTTATTACTTACTATTCCTACAAATTTTTTATTATGAAACATTGAGTATCATAAAGCATATGAGGAGACAACTGTTGTATTATGAGAAACTATGTTATTAGTTAGATATAATTTATCTTTTACATCTAGTAAATCATACATGTGTTGTTTTTCATTTAATTTTTTTATGGATAGAATTCTTCTAAAACCATCTTTTGTTTTAATATTATCTGTATATAACAAATCTTTTACATATTTTAGACCAATTTTAGTTTGAACAATATGGTCATCAGCACATTTTAGTTCATATTCTCCAACGCATTTAATATGTCAAACATCAAATTGTTTTGTTTTTCCGGATTCCTTTGAATTGTTTTCATCCTGTATCTGTTAAAACTAAATAATCATTAGTATAATATTTTTTTTCGAATTTTTTTGATTTGTTTACTTTATCTAGTAAATATGATATTTTTGTATTTACATAAGTACAAGGGGAAGAGAATATATTTATTCCGGGAAAAATTTTGAGAAACTTGTTCAAAGAAATCTTCTATTTTTATGTTCAAAATTTGGTTAGAATTTTTGTTTTTTATTGAGATTTCTGTATTACCGGGAAACACATTTTCCAGATTGTCTTGAAGACATGATAATTGAAAATCTATTATCTTTAATTATGTCAATTATATCTGTTTGGTATTTTCTTAGATTGAGTTGTTCAATTCCTCGTTCCCCGGTAATATAAATGTATTTTGTAAAATAATAGAAATCTTTTGAACAATTTATTAATTCATGAATTTCTTCTTGAGTATATTCATGAACTTCTCCAGATCGTTTCACATTTTCATCTAGCATAATTAAAATCCTTTTATTCTATATTTTCATAATAATCTTTTGTTGTTCTATTACCTTCATAAAGTCATTGTTTATAAGCAAATTCAAGATTTTTATCAAAGAATCTGAGCGTGTTCATAATTTTATGTTGGTCAAATCCATGACCACTATCTTTAGTTAAATATTCTTTTCATTCAGGTCATTGATATATGTTACTTTGTCAATCACCAGTTCAAGATTTCATTGGATGTGCAAATAAATCCAATTTTTCTGTAGCATTGATTCAAGAATTATGTCGTTTAAATGTTATATCAGTTGGTAATGTTTGTTGACCCAAATATATTTTTAAATCTAACAAAGCTAAACTTTGATTAATAACATCTTTTGGTGAAAGTGTTTCAAGATTAGGTTTTTGAATGTAATCATAACTTGAAAAATAATAGAAGTAAAAAAATCTTAAAAGACTATTTCAGCTTTGAACTCTATAAGGATGTATTATATCCTCATAAAATATAAGTTTATCTTGAATTGGATTTATTATAATATCTTTTAAGAAATTACTTACAGAATTTGTTAGATTGTTACCTATACCTGAATTTAAATCATCCATTTTCTTATCATAATATCCACAATCATAATGATAAGAATAAATTTGTTGATTTATATCTAGAATTGAATGATAATATCCATCACGGATACCATTATAATAGATATTAATTAGATTTTGTTGATCTGTAGTTGGCATTCGTTTAAATGCTTCTCCACCTTCATATCCTCTTTCATATCCCAATGAATATCCATCATCATATGTTATTACTTTCTTATTTCATACACGTCTTCTGGTTATTGAATTGATACAATCATTAAATCCCGCTTGAAATCCTGAATGAAAACCTGATCCGAAATTAGCTAATAATTTATTCTTTTCAAGTTTATCAAAACCATCACTGTAAGCTATATCTATTATTTGTTCACTTGTATCTTTTATTTGATTATCATATCCTAAATTATAACCTGTTATATATTCCTCTTCACTTTCTGGATATATAGGTCTTTTATTCTTTAAGTTTTCAATTTTTACAGGATTATTTCTGGGATCTTCTAATTTTTCTCCATCATCAGTTGTAGCATATAATATATCATCTATATTAATATTATCCAATAATTCAAAGAAATTCATTACTGAATCTACATTTAAAGATTGTAAGAATTCTTTATTCAAATTACTTAATAAAAATCCATCTGTATTACTTGTATAATTGAAGTATGAATCCAATTTTATTAGAACATACATTAAATTTTGAATTATGTATTTAAAATATTGTCTATGTTTTGTTTCTATTAAGTCATAAATTGGTTGTAATATAACAGAAAATGATTTGAACTTATCAAAGATATTATCATCATTAAAGATATCTTCCAATCTGTTATTTGAAAAATCGCTAAATTTTGGGAATATTGTTGATTCATCTCTTATTAAGAATATGAATCAATGTTTATTGAAATATTCAAATAAGGTTGATGTACATGCTTTGAAGCTTTCCTGAGGTATTTTATGACCTTGAATTGAGAATATAGATGGATTTGTACACATACAAATGAATAAAGTAAAAAATGTTATCAAATTATCTATATCAACTCTTGATAATAGATTTTTTAATCAAGGAGTCATTTTTTCTCTATCAAAACCTTTTAATGATGTTTCAGCTCAATCTATCATTGTTTGAATATATTCATCATTTAACATTTTTGCATTGTATGTTAAATCTTTAGAACTGCATATATTTTCTCTATGAGCTCATGACATTAATGGGTTTCTCATAAATCATAGAGTTTTTACTTTATCTTTATTTTTGAATTTGAATGCATATGTATAGCTAACATATACAAATCATTGAGTTCTCAAATCAGCGGAGTATATGTTTTCTATGTTTTCTATTATATTTTCAAAAAATGATTTTCAATTATTTTTAGTTTCTTCAATATCAATTTGATTAATTACTAATCCATCAGCAACATCTTGTTGATATTGTTCTATGAATAATTTTGGATCATCTTCATATATAAATCTAAAAAAGTCATTGTCTTGTTTTAGAAAATTTTCTATAAGTTCAAAGTTTGTTCCTAAATGACTTCTTACAATTAAGTGATTCATGTAAATTCCTCTTTTTATAGTTTTACTTTTCTAACTAAGTCAGCAATTGGACCTCTACTTTTTGTTCCTTTTAATGTTATATGAGCATAATTTTTTTGATCTTTACATAGTTTTACAATTCAATTTAATGCATTGTTTTCTTCAGTTAAGTGAATTGAATCTATTTGTCGTATATCTCCAGTACATATACATTTCACATTTTCACCCATACGTGAAAGTAGTGTTCTGGCTTCTATTCTGGAAAAATTTTGAAACTCATCTATTATAACAAAGCTATTTTCAATGTTTCGTCCTCTCATAAAATTTATTGGAGCAAATTCTATTTTTCTTTCATTTAAAATATCGGTGTTTTCTTTCTCTTTGAATAATTTATTAGCTGGTCTTATTTCATGAAGTTTTAATAATAATTCATGAATAGGAACAAAATAGGGTCAAATTTTATCTTTAACATCTCCAGGTAAAAATCCTAATTTTTCTTGTCCAACATCTACATTAGGTTTAATTACAATTATCTTTTTGAATTTTGATTTTTCTAATGTTCAATGTAAAGCGGCAGCCAATGCAAGATACGTTTTACCAAAACCAGCTTCGGATTGTATTGATATTAAATCTAAATCTTCATCTAAAAGTAAAGTCATTGCTGCATTTTGATATTTATCTTTTGGCTTTATTTTTCATATCATGTTATCATAATCAATAATTTCTTCGGAATTTTTATTTTTATGATAAATTAATTTTCCTTCTTTTCAATAAAAACTATTATGTATTAGATTTTCTGTAGATTCATTAAATCCCGTATATTTTTCTGATTCAGTTTGAAAGGGAATACATTTAAGATATTTTTCACAGTTAAGTTCTAATTTTGAACATTTGAAATGTATCATTTCGTCATTTGTTACTAAAATGACGTTATCTTCTTTTTGATTTAAATATTTAGTAGCTAATATAATGCAATCATCTACTGAATCACATTCTTTATCATTAAGATAATCATTTTTATCTATTGTTGATATATTATCGCTATATTCATTTATTTTCTTTATTGAATCTAAAGCTCTTCATTTAAGTCTGGAATTTTTCTTTAATCCATCTAATTCATCTAAAACAACATCTGGAATTCATATATGATTTTCAACGCCATTAATTAAAATTTTAAGAGCTTCAGAATCCTCTAACAATACATTTGTATCAACAATATAATTTTTCTTCATATAAATCCTTTATAAGTCAATAATGTTTTCATTTTGTAACATCTTAAGAAGACTTTCCCTATCAGTTACAACAACATTATTTTGTGTTACATTTGTTATCGCATTATTACCTGAATCTTTTGATTGAGATACCTTTGCTTTAACTTCAAAATCTTTAAGATCTAATGTTCTTTCTTTTAAGTCAAGATTTTGTTTTTGTATTTCTATGTTCTTTAATGAATTCGCAGCATTAGTTACTTCTGACATTATCCTAGCACACGCTTCCAATGTTCTCGCATTCAATGCTCCATTAGCAAATTCCTGCTCAGCTAAATCTAATAAAAAATTAGCCCTTTCAATATTAAGTCTCAATATCTTATCAACATCACCCTGATCCTCAATATTAGATAATCTATCCCTCATCTGAACCAACTCAGTACTCTGAGAACTCTCTTGTAACTTAAACTCCTCTTCTAATGATCTAAAATCTAACTCTGATACCATATTGTTTTTCCTTGAAATTTATTTACATTTTATTACATTTTATTATATTTTATTTATCTTATATATCAAGTGGATTTTCTGCTCCTAACATATAAAAAGGATTACCAAATATGAAATATCGGAAAATATAGCGTATCGAAAATAAACTCATTCAAACAATGTAAACGACTATTCAAATATAGATACATAGATAAAATAAAAATAGATAAAAAATCGGAAGCCCTAGATAAAGGTTCACTAATCCATGAATTAATAGAAAATACATTAATTCATAAAACTAAACCAAATATAACAACAATATGTGACAAATATGTAAATCTTAATTCTGAAAAGAAACAAGAATGTAAAGAAATATATGATAAATTTTGTGAATCGTCAAATTTTAAAGTGATTTCATCGTTACCATATAAGCAATATATAGAGAATTGATTTAATTTTGATTCTAATTTTATTCCATCAGATAGGTCAACGTATTTTACTGGAAAGATTGATTATTATGTTATAGATAGCAGTAAAGGAATAGGTCTTAATATAGATTGGAAGACCGGAAAATTTAATGAAAATCCTGATTTGTATCAGTTGGAAGTATATGCATTATGAATGATATTGAAATATAAATTAAAGGGTGTTAAGAGCAAATATTATTATGTTGAGCATGATAGAAGTTATGAGTTATTAGTTAGAGATTCTGATATAGAAAGAATAAAACATAAGATAAAAAGTGATATAGATAATATAGAGTCATGTGATAAATTTGATCTTACATTATCCCCATTATGTGATTATTGTGATTATTATTCAGTATGTAATGAATAAAAAAGACGGGAAAATCCCGTCTTTTTCTTAGATTTTAATAACTTCTATTCTATCAAATATCATTATTAAATATGAAATTAAAGATTTACTGATATCGTCATGTCTCCATAATAATGTAACTGTTTCAAGTTCATTTTCTATATTAAACTGAATATATACATCATTATTTATTTTATATTTTATTCCTAATCCATTTGTGTCATATTCAATTTTAAATTTTGTGTCATCATTTGTTGATCGAAGAAAACAATTAAATTTATAAATGTTTTGTGTCATATTTTATAGAACTCCCATTACATCTTTAATTTTTTGAAGATTTGAAGAAGCAATTTTTCTTAATTCCAATTCATTATTAATTAATTTTTCATCGAAATTCGAATTAAAGAAAGTGTGATATGATTCTGTTTGATTTTGAGAAAGTTTTTTGATTAAGTCATATGTTCTTTGTTTGACTTCACCCCAGCCAATTCCATTTTTCATATCATTGATAAGTTCTTGATATTGTTCCTTAGTTGATAGAAATTTATAAATTTCAGAAATTGCAGATTCTCCTTCATATTTGGGTTCATTTACATTTTTGCTATTTGTTGCAATTGAAAAGATAAGTTTTTTTAATTTTTTATCATCATAAAATAGTGGAATGATGTTGTTATATGATTTACTCATTTTTCTTCCATCTGTGCCGATTAGTGTTGCTTCTTTTTGATGGATACTTTGAGGAATTTTGAAAATATCTTTTTTATATGTAAAGTTTATTTTTTTAGCTATGATTCGTGTTATTTCCATGTGTTGTTCTTGATCTATACCTACAGGAACGAAATCCGGATTAAAAATTAGAATATCAGCAGCCATTAAAGTTGGATATGTGAAAAGTCCCATGTTAACTGCATGATCTTCATCTCGACCCTGTTCAATATTTTGTTCGACAGCAACTTTATATGTGTGATTTCTGTTTAAAAGTCCCTTTACACAAAAGCAATTTAAAATGTAATATAATTCAAAGATTTCCGGAATTTGTGATTGTCTATATATTTTGATATTTTCGAAATTGTGAAAATAGCTCATAAGAACAGCGTATATATGGCGTATATTTTGTGAAAGTTCTTCGGGTTTTTGAAACTTTGTCATTGAATGCATATCGGCGATGAATATGTAGCATTCATCTTTTATATTTAAAATGGGCATGATTGTGCTCATGTAGTTTCCTATATGAAAGACACCTGTAGGTTTGATTCCTGTTAATATCATATGTACCTCTCTTATATTTTTTAATTGAGAAAATTGTAAAATGTAATATAGACTTTGTTAACCATATTAAGAAGTGATAAATAAACTTATAAGGAGATGAAGTATGAGTTTCATGAAAAATGTGTATGATCCTGGAAAGCATAAAATATATACACCAGTGAATAAAAATAAATATATTGGTGATCATTATCCAATACTTCGTTCATCTTATGAAGTAAAGTTTTGTAGATGATTGGATATGAATCCTAATGTTATGTTTTGGAATAGTGAGCAAATTGAGATTAAATACTATGATCCTACTACTAATAAGTTTAGGAGATATTATCCAGATTTTTTTATGAGAGCGCAGGATAAGACAGGAAAAGTTAAAAATTATATAATAGAGATAAAACCATATAAGGAAACACATCCTCCAAGGATGGCTGGAAAGAAGAAGAAAGAGACATTATTATATGAGCAGAAGACTTGATTAAAGAATCAAGCTAAGTGAAAAGCTGCAGTTGAGTGATGTAATAATAATAATTGTGAGTTTAAGATATTAACAGAGAGACAGTTATTGAAGTAGGGATGATATGGGATTTTCTCAGAAGCCATATAGAAATGTTAATATATCAAGGGTTGTATTTAGTCCTGGTAATTTTTATCATTTTAGTTATTTGAATTATGAGCATGATCCCAAGCCATTGATATATTATTTAAATTATAGGGATGCGATATACGAGGAGACTGGAAGACTTCATAGATATATACAAGGAATTAATTTTCATTATGTTCCTATGAGTAAAAGAATTAGGTTTTTGGAAGAGTGGTTAATGTTTGTTGATAAGAATAAGTCGATTTTATTTGCTAATTTTTTGAAGTTATGACCTGAGTTGAAGAAGAGATATAGGTTTTTGGAGGTTGCATATAGAAGGTATTTAACACAACCTGGGGGATTAATAAGAAATATTCAACATATAAAAAATTCTTTGGTTATTCCTATGGTTAAGGGAACTATTGAGAGGGATTTTAGTATGGCTGATAGATATATTTTTCTATCTAAATATAAAGAGTTTAACAAGTATATATCAAGGAATGGTGTTAAAAATAAACTAATAAAAAGAGATTAACGTGATAAAAAATAAAATGACTCCGAGTACAGACGATTGAAACTCATGATCTATGTATTTAATAAAATCAATTGAATCACTTCAAGAAAGAGCCGATAGTTTAGAAGAAGAAGTTCATGAGATAAATTTAGAGTTTCAAAAAGAACTTACCAAACTTAAGGTATATTCTAAGGTTGCGTCTGTTATTTATAGTTTAGTTTCAGCAATATTAATATCTGTTATTGCTGGCGTAATAACATATCATGTAACAACAGATACAGAAGATACAAAACCAAAAACACATCAAATAGATAAGTAACAGAGGCGATAAAATGATACAGTTTCTTACGGACTTCTTTTCAAATAGGAATATGGACAATTTAAATAATGCTATTGATACAATAAGACAAAGAAATTTAGAAAAACAAAAACAATTAAAAGAAGATATTGATACATTATATAAAATAACATCTGATCTTATTAATAGTGATAAGGATATTGACTATTATATTTCTAGAAATAAAAATGTTATTGTTTGTATATTCAATTCATTTAATAAGTTAATTAATTATAATGAGTATGCTGAACAGTACTTTTTAGAGAAATATAATTTTCAATTGAATACACATTCAATTAAGATAGATGATATATTAGAGTTATTAGATATTGATGATAAGGTTGCTGTGCTTAATAGTTTGAAAAATAAGAAGAGGCATTTTAAATATCAACATAATATGTATATTTCTATAACACCTATATTATTTTCAAATGATAAGAGTGTTGGTGTTATATTACAATTAAAGGAAAAGAGTGAAGATTTTATATTGAAGAGCAAGAAGATTAAAATAAATTTTGATTATATTAACTTCAAAGCTATGGATGAAAGTATAGATACGTTGTTATTGGAAAATAAATTTAGAGATTTGTTTTCTAATAATAAGAATATATTTTCCATGTTGTCTAAGTTTAAATTGTTTGTGCATAATGATGATTACCAGGAAGTTTATTCTAGTTTGATGAGTGCTATATTTTCAAATGTATCATCTACAGTATCTATTAAATTTAGGACAAAATTAAATGATGTTTGATATACGTTTTATGGTGATTTATTATTAATTAACACTGGAAGTAGTATATTTAATTTAGATTCTGAAGTTAATTTTACTGTTAAGATTGCAGGTTTAATATTAAATGATAACTTCACAGAAGGTTTAGAAAATAATTTAACCTATTTTATTAGACAGGTTAATAAATTTCAGTTTACATTTGATGAAAGTTATGAGAATAATATAGTAAAAATGATATCATTTCTTAGAGGTTCATTGAATGCAGATCATATGATGTATTTGAAAAGATCTGCTAATATATTCGATAGTAAGTGTTATTTTAGTAAGGTAACACATGATAAATTGAGAAGATATATTCGTCAATGATTCTGTGAGAATTTAACTGATTTAGATGATTTAGATAAAGTTTATGAATTTAAGAATATGTCAGTTTTGATAAGAAGAGTTAAAGTTGATGAATCTGATATATATTTAGCATTTTTTTATAGAAAACCGAAGATAATATCCAGTTCATATGGAAATGATATTTTTATTGAATTAATATCTAGTTTGATTGAGGCAATTGAAACTAGAAATATGAGTTTTGATATACCTCATGATGCTTTGTTAAAGATTTTTGATTCATTAGATGAGTATGTTTGAATTAAAGATGATAAAGATACTTTATTATACATGAATAAAAAAGCTGTAAAAGATTTTATTGGAAAAGATATAGATAAATGTTATTTGTTAGATATAAACAATGCTATTGATTTAGTTGCAAAAGAATATAGAGAATTAATATATTCAAGGGCATGTAATGCATCTATAGTGATAAATAATAATAAGTATGTTTTGGCAACAAAGCATTATGTTTCGTCAGATTATAATTTGCATTTGACTACTGCAAAAATACAACAATAAAATGTGAGGAGAGATAGTATGATTAAGTTAAAATTAGGTGAAGTACGAGTATTAATTGAACCATTAAAGAAGCTTAGTGTTCAAGAATTTCCTGTTAAATATTCTTGGAAGATAATGGATTTATGTGAAAAGGTTGAGGTTTGTGTTAATAAGGTTGAAAAGTTAAGGGTTCAATTGATAGAGAAGTATGGTGAAGACTTAATTATATGTAAAGAACTTGAGTCTGATAAGGAAGTATTTTTTAGAGAAGGTACTGAAGTTGATGAAACACAATATTCAATTCTTGGTACTAGAAAAGAAGTAAGAGATACAAATAAATTACAGATGTTTTATGCTGAGTTTAATGAGTTATTAGCCGAAGAGGTTGAATTAATTCAAGATAAGATTGATTTATCTGCGATAGTTGATAATATAATAGCATCAGCTCAAGAATTATCTATATTAAAGAGTGTTTTTATATTTGAATAATTAAGGAATAAAGCATGAAGTTTCAATCAGTAGATGTACAAGGCGATATTCATATTGAGCGAGTTGAGACAAAACCCAACTGGGAACCTTCAGATGAAGGTCGCCTTATATATGTTAAGAATGAAAGAATATTATATTATGGAACTGATGAGACATGAGTTCGTTCTACAGGATTCGGTTTACGTCCTGTTGTAGTTGATAAACATTATACAGCCGAAGAACAAGATTTATGTCTAGTTGATACAAGGGATGGTCCTATTGTTGTAACATTTCCTCCTAATCCTAAATCTGGAACTGAAATAAAAGTTATTGATGTAGCTGGGACATTTGAATCAAATCCTTGTACAGTTCAAAGAAATGGAAAATTCATTCAACGACAAGATAAAAACCTTGTTTTAGATATAAATGACTTTTCAGGTACTTTTATTTTTGACAGAGTATTAGATACCTGAAAAGTATCTATAGATGGCGTTTCACAAGTAGTTGGAAATGCCACTCTATTTGTTAATAAAGAAATAATAGTAGCACAAAATATAGATGGGAATGGGGGTCAAAAACAATTTACATTCCCATTCAAATATAACACAGAAAAAGACAATATTTCAGTTTATATTGATGGTGTTAAACAATTTGACTTTGAAAGAACAAATCCAAATTCAATAACATTTGATGAAACAGTTCCAGCTGGATGTAAAGTTGCTGTTTATTCAATACCAATGGATGCTGGATTTAATATAGATAGATTTGCAAATGTATCAGATCTTGAGAATTATGTAAGATTAAGTCAATACACTCCAAGTAAAGTCCTCGAACTTGTTAAAGATGTTGATGGATCTGGTTCTGGATTAGATGCTGACTTATTAGATGGTAGAGAAGGAAAATCTTTCGTTTATATAGAAGATTATGAAGATAAAGATGTTCTAAATAAATTAAAGAAAGTTGATGGATCTGGTTCTGGATTAGATGCTGACTTATTAGATGGTTGACATGCTCAACAAAATGTTACTAAAGCAAAAGG